GCAACCTCTGCATCATTCAATAATACAGTTAAAGCAGTATTCTTAAGATTAGATGATAAGGTGATTGGTAAATCATCACCAACCCCCCCAATCAAAGTAGATGCACTAATACTGATTTGTGGTGATTCAGCTGGAACAACTGTCCATTTTGCAGTAACACTCGCACCATTATACAAATTATCCCCATCAAACTTAAACACTCTTGTAGCAACCCCACTTGTTGGATTAGCATAATTAAATGTTACTCTACCTTCATCATTAGTAGTTTTACTCCAATCCCCGCAATAAACTGTTTTATTTGCTAATGGGTTGTTTTGATTGTCTTTCAAATATAATATGCATAATACATTCTCACCAACAGTAACACTATTTTTATCAACAGTACAAGTTAATACAGAGGTTTTTTTAGTCCACTCCACCACAACACTATCATGTGCTGGTAAATAATTAGAATCCCCATCGAAATCATAAGTCAATTCCACCTTTTGAGGGACTGCTGGAGTATAAGTATATGTGACTTTCCCATCATTATTTGTAGACTTAATATTATTATACCTGTCCCTAATTGCTTTATTAGGAACTGGTTTATTATTCTTATCTAACAATGTAACTGTCATGATCAACATTTTCCCAGCTTCCAACACTGTCTGACTTGCTGAAACAATAAAAGATACTGGTATCTTAGACACTTGTACAGACACAGATTGACTACATTCATTATATGCTGGTGAACCACCATATATAAAATCAAGAGTTAAATTTAATGATGCTTTGACAGTATCTGAAAATTCGCCTTTATCATTTGTAATGTATTGTTTTTCATTAAACAATATTTCAGCCCCTTTAACTAATTCTCCATCACTACTTTTTAAAACACCATTGAAGGAAATAATATCATCAATATAATATGAGTCCTTGTCCAGAGTAATGGTTAAATTTGTGTCTAATTTAGTGATGTCTGGAAGTTTTGGTTTATCAACCATTACAGGATTATTAATTTCTAACAAATATCCATCATATAAAAAACTAATAAAATTATAAACCTTAAATGATTCTGGTAAGATACAAAAAGCCAATACAATATTAGTAACCTTATTGACAATAAAAACCCCAGCCATATCCTGTGCCACATTACCGATTTCAACAATTGGGGTGGCAGATGATACTTGGACAGTTAATCCACCATTATCATAACTTTGCATATATAATTCAATTGGTGGATAATTAACACTTTCACGAACCTCTAACCCATCATCATCAGTATAGACCTTCTTTAAAGGAGTGACTTCATTATAATTCAAGGTGTAATCATTATTGATGTTCTTTTTCCAATCACCACTACATCGACTTACGGGGATAAAACACCATTTATTAAAATTATTTCCTTTAACCATTTGTTCAAAACTAAAACACCCTCTTTTATTAATTATCTTCCAAAGATTTCCAATAAGTTTAAATTCTAAATAATCATCAATCATATTAAAAACACTCCTTAATATTGTATTTTCATTTCAACATAATCTATCCTGAACTCACTAACATTATATGATGCTGTAGACTTAAGATGACTTTCCTGCGGAATAATAAGTAATGCAAGGTTGTCTGATTCGATTGCAGATGCTTGTTCAGCAGTGAATGGGTGTGTAATAGTGAATGGTAAGTATGTGTTCTTGTTTTCTACTCCGAAGTTTCCTTGAGTGGTTTTTTCATCATAAACTATATTATTAATCACATCTTTTAATTGTAATTTTGGGAAATACATGTGTCCTCCAGTTATACCTCCGAACTCTCCGCAGAATACTGTTGCTGTTACTGTACAAGCCTTGTTTGGTCGTGGGAATTTAAACACATTAAAATATATTTGAGCCGGAGTAGTTCTCAAATATGCGGAAACACTACTGTTATGTGTGCAGGTAATTGCAGTTGATGCACTACTATTATTTTCTCTTTTCTGCACTCTTGCAACATTCAATGAATCACTATTATATCCTTTAATTTTATTATTAGTTCCAGCAGCACTTAATGATAAAGGCACACGAGTATGGGTAGTTATTGGTGCTGTTTTACCTGTTATCTTCACAGTATTTGAATATGTTGCTCTATTACTAATGAACTCATTAGTGGATTCTGCGAATTTACATATGAATGTCCCATTCTCTTTAACAGTTAATTTAACCTCACCATTCTCATCAGTTTTATAGGTAGTGTTGTTAATTAATAATTCAAAATTTGGTAGAATTTCCCCATGGTTATTTAATGCTGTTACTGTTAAAATATCTCCTTGTAGAACATACCCAGTATTTTGATACGCGCCTCCAGAGAATTGTATATTCCCAATGGTTTTCACCACATTAACAGTATATGATTTTTCGCATGGAGCATAAGTCATATCCCCATTAAAAACTCCTAAAATATTATATTCTCCTTGATTTAATCTTAACGGTATTTTAGCAATTCCTGAATTATCGGTTGTTTTGTAATAATTTTTCCCATTAACGGTAAATGCAACACTCCTACCACCCAATAAATTATTTGATGAGTCTTTTAATGTCACACTTAAATAATCTCCAACTTCAACGGTAGTGGATATTACATCTGATAAAACGGTTAATGTTCTTGGATTAATTGTATAAATAAAAGTACCAAAAGTATTCGAGTATGGTCCTGATGTATTGTTTCCTTTACCAATAACTCCTGCAGGTGTTATTTTTAATCTACCATTACTTGATCCATCGCCTAAGTTTAAATCATTAGTGTAGATGGGTACTGGAGGTCTTAATCTTTCAGGGATTTCATGTTTACCATCATTTGGAAATAATCTGAAATAATATTCACCATCATTACCATAATCTGAGCTGTTCCCACTGAATTTATAAAATTGGACAATTACAATGTTTCCCAATTCATAGATGACTATATAATTCTGTGTTTTATCTGATTCATCACGATAAATATATGTTGTGGGGATTACTGAGGATAAAAAGTTTATTGGTGATTTACCATCTAATGTTTTAGCATCTACTCCTGATTCATTAACAGATTCAACAATTTCTTCAGTGGATGGTGTTTTACCATCTTCTCCTTTGATTAATGACCAGGTGTATCTTGACGGGTCTTGACTTGTTTCCTGCACATAATCATAATATGTACCCATATATTTTCGATTAGTGCTGTTTTCTGTACTGAAATCTGTTTCACCTTTATCATCATTCGCATATGCAAAATGCACATAACCATCATTTGGTGCTTGAGGAAGACTTGCCCATAATGCAGGGGCAGAATAATTACTCCACACGCCATTTATTTTTAATTGTTTACAAACCCATTCATACCCAAAATTATTACGAACTCCTTGAGGATTTTCAAACCATTGACCATCATCATCAGCATCATCATCACTATCGTCCGATCTAACAATTATTGTTTTTGGTGGGGTTTCAGGTTGTGAATTGGAATTTGTTCTACAGAAGATATAATGTACATCATCACCATCTAATGCAGACAAACATAATATATTAACTGCTTGAGTTGAATTATCAGTATACTTAATTAGATTCCTACTCCACAAATATGGTTTCTCATCAGTTGTTGATGGTTTTACTGTACTCCACCCATCTGTTGGTGAATTAACATATTCATTAGATATGGTATATTCTTCATATATGTTCAAAATGCCCTTACTTTCAACTTTAAAATAGAAATATTTATTTACATCAGTAGAATCTAATAGATTATTATCATAATAATATCCAATAAAACTCCCACCTTCTTCATTTAAACCAGTTCCTATATCATCATATGCATATTTGATGTGCATATAGTACATTACATCATTTAATGTGTATGATAATCCATCAACAGGTTTTATCTTCCAAGAATATTTACTAATATCTGTAGAATCCACTACATTACCATCTACATAATACCCAATATATTTTTGAGGTTGTAAGCTTGTTTGACTAATATCTAAAGGATTATTTAATGTACAGTATCTTATATGCATATATAATGGTGAACCATCTTTAGTACCACATAATAATCCCTGACTTGTTTCAACACCACTGTCACCAGTAATACATACTGGTTCAGAGTATTTAACACCATGATTACTTGTTATTTTAGTTCTACTCCAAATATATCTTCCAATAAGATGAGTTGGTGCATCTGTACTCCACCCTTCATCTGATTGGAGAGGTGGAGTTGTTCGTGATTTTGTTTGAATAAACTCAATATCCATATCTAAAATATTTTCCCCACCACCATTATTTGTACAGAATGGTTCAGTTTTAAGTTTAGCCACACCAGTATCAATAACATTCATAATCCACAAATATTTGTCCTTTATATCTGGAGGTAATGTAGTGCTCCACCCACTATCATCTTTAGAAGGTACATCAATATTATTATCTGTTAAAAGATAATATGATTCATAATTCATAGAATTGTAATTAGATTCTAAATTGTCTACATCAATCCTTAATCTCCTAATATCATGATCCATGATTTTAATCCTCCCATTTATATGTTTCTTTTTTATCATATACGGCAGTTTTTCCAAATACTGCTTGTTTAGATTGTGTTATTACTCTTTGTTTTTCATATTCTTCTCTTAATTCAATTACTGGTTCTGGTTTATTCAACCCTATTTTTGTTTGTAATTTTGGAGAATTTCGAACATTATATTCGTGAGTGATACTTTTAACTTGTTTATAATCATTATATGCAGAATTTTCAAATATACAATCTACATAATCACCAACCCTTAAATCTTTTGGACAACCTTTAACAGTTACAGTTAAACTATCACTACGGTCATTTTTAAATTTAGGGTTGCTCCTTGCTTCATAATATGCTTCAAGACCACTAATATCATCACTAATACTCACGACATTGGTGATTTCACCATATTGTGTAACTTTCATTGGATTACGACTTTCAAGATAATTATATATACTATCCTCAGCATTCCTTTCTTTCCTCTTATAAACCACCATTGACCTACTAATGAAATCAGATACTGGAGTATACTCCCAGTTACTAATTGATATAATGTTTCCATCATCACCTTCTTTTATTGTAAATCTTGGTTCAGGAGCTTTCTGTTTATGTGAAACATATAATCTATCATTTCTCCTCATTTGTTGTGGGTATAATCTTAATTCTAAATCTCCAGAAGACAATATTGTTTCCATTAAACTATTCAATGATTTACCAGTTGCTTCAAGATTAATTGGATTTAAAATATTCCCATTACGAAAACCAATCCTCCTTAAAATCATTCTACAACTACTATTATCTTCGGTGGAGTCGTTACTCTCCCATAATTTTTCAGAACCAACAACATATTCAAAAGTAATATTTCTCAAATACACTTTAGGATAATATGTTTCATTAAGTTTGTTGATTATACTTACACTACCAGTAGTAAATACATTATTTAAAATAACTGGTGTGAATCCTCTAAAAGTCTTTAAAGAATCAGATTCGGCAGATGTAAAATCAATATAAATTGGGATTCTCTCAGCATTTTTGTTCTGAGATGTACTGAACTCTATTTTAACCCATGCTTGGAACGGTTTATCTTTATCAAATCCATTAGTTATTGATTTACCACCATTTCCAGCTTTATCTATAGTATTACCTTTATGTTCTCGAACAATCCTTCCACCCCATACTCCAGAAGTATCATTTAACATATTCCCATATCTTTCACCCCATTTATATTGCCTATATGGGAAATTTTGCCATTGTCCATTACTATCTAAATATTGCACAGTACGATGAGCTCTTGATGAATTAGTAGCATATTCCATGATACGGCAGGAAATATTTTTTTCAAATAATCGAGTATAAATCAAATCACTAAATGCCCAACAATCCCCATATCCTTTAGATTGCAAACACCCTAAACTACTGCATGTATCTCCACGAAGTAAATATTTGTACTGAAATGCCTCATTGGTTATTGTTGCAAAAATATCGCCAACATTTACTGTGGTGTTTTCAGTATCGTCTGATGATGTTGAAGTATTTCCAGCATTACTTGCTTCATTTGCACTTGCACTTACGAGTTTTACTCGCCTACATTTAGCTCCAGCTGCTTTATCTCCTCCACAGTATCCACAGTAATCAGCATCACAACCACCTTTTTTCATGCTACAGGTTATTTCTCCTTCATAAACTCCTTTGGGGTTGTCTGTTAATGTTCCGCTTTTACCACAATTGGGGCAGTAATTTCTCCATGTTTTAGTGTATCTTTTATATTGTGTTCCATAGAAACAAGCACATAATGGCATATGATTAACTGTAATTGTTTCACCAGTAGTTACACTACTATTATTCTCAGATGCGACATCATATTTAGTCATAGGTTCGCCCATACCATATTCAATGAAAAATATGGGAAAATCATTTAATAATTGTGGAGATGAATTATACCAGTCGGAATCATAAACAACAAATGATTGTTTAGTATTAATTGAAGAATTGTTTCTAATATAGACTCCAGTTCCTTTTAATGAAACAGTCATTTCTGTTGCTTTACATTTATTGAAATTATTTTTATTGGTTAAATCCACAGATATTTCATTAAATTTATCTGCTTCAAAAACATCTGGTAATGTATTAAGTAATGGTTGTTCCATTGCACGAAGAACATAATCTAATGCATAATTATAGTCAGGATAATGGACAACATCTCCATCTTTATATGCAGTATTATAATCTGAAGCATTTCCACCAACATTTATTTCTTGTGTACAATATCTTACATCACCATCAATTAATCTTCCCGCACATTTGATTGTTAATTCTGTTTCATCACTATTCTTTGAAACATTACTGATATATCCTCCAAAGATTTGTTCCATTTCACCATCAGAATTAATTACACTATAATTAATTTCATCACGATAATCAAAAACAAAATTTGTTAATGTTGTTTCATCTTCCCACTCATTATCATATAATATAGTGAATGAGAACTCATCAGCACCAACCTTTTCAGAATCAGAATGATTTGCTGAAAGTAGAGTTAATTTGGCATCTGCACTTAAATCAGAATCTGCTTTATATGTGGTGATTTTTTTAACAAATGCACTTAAAACTTTTAGATGACTATCTATCTGTAATTTAAATTTATGTGTTCCTTGTTTAAGTGAATATTTATAAGTTTTACGGGTTAGCCATTTTGGATTACTCCTTATAGACCAATTCATTAAATTATCATCAATTGTCCACACAATATTATGATAATCCTCATCTGTACTTGTAAATAGAAATCCAATATCATAGTCCCCAGTTTCTGGTGCAGTAAATAGATATTCTACAAAGAAATCATTACTATTGTTACTTTCAATTGTTTCCCATGAATCCCATTTACCATATTTAGCATTAGACATGATAACTGGTGTGCCACTTGACCTTGAAATAAAATCTTGTTCGTAGTTTACTTCATTATGTCTAATTTCCAATAAAAACTTTTCAGTATAAACATGATCCACAAACCTTTGTGAATCAGTCCATGGTTTTGTATTATGTTTAGCTATACCATGCATTTTAAAAATCACCTAATAATTTTTATTGTTTCCTCTTTAGAATATGCATATTCGATAGCTACACTATCTGGGTCATCATATTCTCTACTTGATTTTAAGAATGGATAGAAAACTGTTCTATCATTCTTATCAATTTTATTTAAATGTATTTCTTTCCTATTTGGTCTTATAATTGATAATCCACAAGTACTATAATCATCATGGATTTCTACATTAATATGTTTGTCAAATAGGACTATGCTGTCCTTTGGTGCTGTTGGTTCTACCATCATTTACTCCTCCACGATTTCTGTTGGGATAACATAACTTACACCTAATTCAAATTTGTTTAAAACAAGACTTGCTGGGTTTTGAGAAGTATTCTTATCATGTTCAAACAATACTCCAAACACAAAACTATTATTTATCACACCAGATAACATATTTAATCCAGTCCATTCCACACCAACAATATTATATCCTTCTTTAGATTGTAATGGTATACTATATCCTTTTTTACCATTATTTATTCCACAATTTATTAATGTTGCACTTGCAGAGCCAATTGTAGGATATAATTTATCTGATTGTGGATTGAATTGTTTTTCCTGCCACCTTGCACTTATCTTAACAATTTTGTAATCGTCTTTACTAAATGAGAAATTAAATGATGACATATTTAATGTATCTGGAGTATTGTAATTGCCTGAAATACCATCAATAGGAGTTACTCCAGATATGCTTTTGTCCCCACAACTGATTGGGAATTTTGGTGTATCTGATAAACTCCATGGTTTGAATGGTTTTGTATTATTTTCATGTGTATTCCTGATTTTTATTGGGGATTTCCATACTGTGATTGGGTCAAGAACTTCCAAGACATATTCTTTAGTACAGCCAATGTAATTTTTATCTCCTTCAAAGGTTATTTTAACATTATATTGTCCTGCGAGTAATCTTATATTCATATAACATAATCCTTGGTCATTAGTGACTCTCTCATAGGTTACTCCATTAACTTTATATGATAATTTTTTACCAACTAATGGGATATTTTCAGAATCAACTAATTTGAATATGTCTTGAGTGTATCTGTACACATAATTTTTCTTTTTAACATCAATAATTTTTGTTGTATCATTATTTACTGTTAAATTAATTATTGGTGATTGGGATTTTGAGAAAAATGCTGTACCATTATATTTTAATTGGAGTTCATGTTCTCCAAGTGTTTTTGCCTGATAATATAATGTTTTTGGATTTTTACCTATTGTTTTGGATAAAACTGGTGTGCCATTATCATATAATGTTACAGGTAAATCATTATGTGATGCTGAAGCTACCAAGTCTACAGTTCTATCAACATGACAAGTGTATTTTGATGTTTCTGTAGGGTATGTATCAAATAATAATGAAACATTTGTATTTACTGATGGAACAGTAATTTTCTGTAAATAATTATATGCTTGATATACATCATCACCATCATATTTTACACTTATGTCATAATCTCCAGATTTTGGAAACTTGATAATTCTTGATTCACCAGAACCCATCTCAAACGAACCAACATTTGGTATGTTTAACATAAGTTTGCCAGTAAAGTCATAATTCTTATTTACTTTTAATTCACAAGACCCATCATCAGATTCAACAATAAGTACATCATCAGACAAAGCAATATTTTCACCAATACTCAACAAATCCTCGCCAAAACCACTTAAATCAGGGTCAATTACACATAAAGTATACTCCTTACTTTCAGAACTTGAATATGTTAAATTCCCCATAGATTTAGCTTTAATATTATATAATCCTTGTTTTTTGAAATTTAATGGATAACGGGTAGAATCTGATTCTGTAACTAACTCTCCAATATATTTATTATTAGCATATATTTCCACCCTCATATCATTAATTATCGTTGGAAGTGACTCATTACTTGTCTGATAAACCTTAACTAACATATAATCAGTAGAACTATTGATTGGTACAATAAGGTTAGGTATGGTTAATTCTGTAATGGATTCAGTTACAATAGAATTAAAATAACAATTATTACTTTTAGATTCGCTGAAATGGAGTTCTGGGATAAATCTTGCAGAAGCAACATAATTCTGATTTCCCTCAACAACAAAATTATAAATCCATTCATATTCATCATCAGAAGATAATGATGGTGTTGGGTCTACATATACGGATTCATCATTAACAATAAATTCAACACGACCAATAGGTTTTCCATCAACAAAACCTTGACTAATACCATTAATGTCCTTAACATTAGCTACAAGCATTACTTCATAACCACTATTAAATTGTGATTCAACAATTCCTTCACTGGTGCGAGTTTCTAATTCAATAGTAGTAATTACATCATAAAGGTAAACTGCCCTTTTTCCACGATTGCCATCATATACGATTATGTTATCTGGTGTAAGTAATCCTTCACATTCAACAGTATTATATTTATCATTAATCATCAAATCCACATTTTCATGTTGGCATTCAATAAATGGGTGTCCTCTCCACATAGTCCATAATGTTTGACCAAATTTGACAGAAATTTTATCATCATTATAGGATTCAATTTCAAAATCATTAAAATCATCTAAACGAACCATATTAGTGTAAACATAATTATTTGTTGATGCATCATAAACATAAAATGAAACAGTACCAAACAACCTATCAAAACCAACTTTTATCAAGTTATTTGAAAGGTATAATGTTGAATTGTAATTTTCAACAAACATTACACTTGAACCACCGCTTGTTTGAAGGTCTACACCACCCTTATATTGTTGGAAACCATCAACAAGATAATATATGTTAGAAGTGTCCTCATCAATAGTATAATAATATAATATCCCTTCCTCTGATTTACGATAGAATAATAAATTTTTACTCGGTAATGGGAATGGAGAAACAACTAAATTATTATAAAAATTACTATATGGATTCGCTAAAATATTTTCATATGATTCAACATCTAAATGAGCGGTGAAATTAGGTTCAATAAGTCCAACATCATTATTATCAAAACAAACATCAATAATATATTCACCAGAAGCCAATTCGATATCTTTTTCAACAATTTCTAAACCATTAGCACCTGATTCAGTAATAGTTACATAATCCCTGTCAAAATGGAAATTAGTTGAGGATTTAAATACTCCATCAAATGGTTCTTCCCAGTCAAGTTTAATTCTCTTATTAAAGACATTGAGTATACGACCATTCTTATAAACAACACAATTTGCATTACATTGATTAACAACTTTTCCTCTTTCATCAAAACAAGTAAAATCATATAATGTATATTCTAAAACATTCTTTCCAGAATTATTATCAATAATAGTGTAAACTATGCTATTCTGTTTATAATCATTAGATTCATCAGTAGGATCTGATGGCAAAATACAATCCCAGTAATATGTAACATCACAAATATCTTTCAAAGCCCATTTATTCCTAATATGTAATGCTTCACCAGTACTACAGTTAATCTCATTAATCCTATTATTAACCAAATCATGACTAATTTGACCAGAACCAAATAATTCAAAATAATTAATTAATGAATCTCCCTTATTTATAGTGTTAATTAAATCATATGGGAGATTAGTTTCACATAACCTTGCACCAAGGATTATTGATGCCTTACCAAAATATTTTCTTGTTAAATATTCTACATCAATTTCACCTTTGTAAACCCATGAATTAACTCTCTCAATATTACTTATTGCTTGAATATCAACCCACCCACGATGATTCAAAACATCATCATCACTACATGAAGGACATAATTCAATAGAAACAGGTCTATCCATCTTTGTGAAACCTTCTAATGTTTTCCAATGATTTGGTGGTAAATATATACTTAAAGACAATTCATCTTCCCATATTCCAGTTTTGGAAACATATTTACGATTTTGATAAGTTCCTTTTTTAACTGGGTTTTTAAATGAGAATTTTGGATTGTGATGACTATATGGAACTTTTAATGGACCAATATGTTTAACTCTTTTTTCAAAGAAAACTTTAAGGGCGGACATTGAACTATTCCATTTACCAAAACCTTCTTTTGTTTTGCATTTAAAAAAGAATCCTCCACCATCACATTCTACTGCAATATTTGGGGTATTCACAGTTAATATTTTATGTGCAAATTCCAAATCCACTCCCTTTTCAGGTCCAACTCTAAAGTTAAATACATATTTTTCTGAATTAGTGTAATGGTCAGAACTGTTATTGTTTGAAAAGAATGTATGGAATTGATAATCTCCCTCATTCCATGAGATATGCATAAATTCTCCTAATAATACAAAATTTAATTTGCCAGTGAATTCATTAGGATTATTAATTTTAATATCTAATTGTAGAGTTTTTTTATCAGCAGATAAGTGTTGATTAACTAATTTCATGCCTAATAATCCACCAACATTCTCTTGGAACTGATACTCTGGGAATTTCATGTATTTGTCTGTTTCAGGGTCATAACATTTAAGGAGAACAGGATAAACCCAATCATTACTTTCCAATTCATAAGTGTCCAAATCATATATCCAATATTCAATATGGAATGTTTCTGCAGGAGCAATTTCACCACTCCAATTTCTACTGAATACTGGACACCTTATTTGTGCATTGTTTCTATATTCATTATAATAAGCATCTACTACTTTAACATAATATACTGCAACTTGTGAATCATGGGTTGCTTTAATTAATCCAACTTCCTCATTATCAAAGGGTTCGCCAACCACCATTAACTTATAATGGAAATAATCTGTAGACTTGTCGATTTTTGGAGTAACATACCAATGATATGTATTTTGGTTAATTTTCTCTACTCTTCCAGCACTAACCTCATAATCGTCCAATTTATAATTATCTGGGAAATATAATACAACAAGTTGTTCTGTGGGACTTAAACCATTAGTAGTACGGATATAACAATAACTGCTAAAAACTTCACCCATATGCACCTCATGTGGTTCATCAGGTGTACTCCATGTTTCTACTCTTCCCTTTTTGTTAGGTTCAGTCATACTAACATTATATGTTGCAACATCATAATCTATTTCAATATAAACATAATCTAAATATATTGCACCAACATTGGGGCTTACATTTGGAGTATATGCTAATGTAACACCAAAATCATTCTTATTAACTTCTGCAACAGTAAGTTTTGTTGATAAATCCATGAAATAACGGCTTCTCTTCACAAAATTTTTATAAACATCAGAATCACTTGTTTCAAAAGATAAATTAGTTCCAACCAATCTAATGTCTAATCCACGAAAAATAGGATATGTATTATCATTAGATTCATCAGTATAAGATACTTTCCTATCTTCATAACCTACTTCAATACTATTAATAACTGCATCACGGGGCAAATCAAAGTTAAAATTAGTGAAAGTTATGGGTGCAGGTATTAATTTCACACCCTTACTTGAAGAAATATTGTTACATTGTCCCACCTGTCCTTCAGGATATAATAAATTATTTAAAAGATTCCAATCCTTACAACGAGGATTAGATAAGTCCTGAACAACCTTATTTGCATATTTTCTAATAATCATAATATTCTCCTATTGTGTAGGGATAGAATATGTTGGAAGAATCTCAACAACAAATCCTTCACTTGGTAAAGTTAAATAGTTCATAATTTTAGCAGGTTTTGGAAGAATACAATAACTTATAACAGCTCCAGTGTATTCATTACACAAAAAAACACCTTTTAAGTTTTGAACTTCTGAACCAATACTTAAAGTAGGTGTTTTAGAACCAATACTAACAACCAATCCACCATAACCTACTTCTTCAGCAACCAACTCTACCACAGGACAATCTAAGTCTTTAACAGTAATATCACCTGAATCTGAATAACTAATATTTTTAATAGGAACAGCCTTTGACTTATCCAATGTATAATCTGCTTTAATATTTGACTTCCAATCATCACTACAATTAGACACAGGTACAAATTCAAAACGATTCTTAGAATTATTCAATACCATGTCTGAGATGCTGAATGTTCCTTCTTTATTCATTATTTTATGAAAATTATCAATTAATTTAAATTCTAAAACAACAGTTGTGGATTTATTACTCATATAAAATCACCCTAAAATAAAAAACAATAAAAATAAAAGAAAAAAAGAAAAAAGTTACCTGCCAGTGTTCTTATTCACACCAGTCAGGTCAATAATTTTATCAACGACAATGTCACCAATATCCTGACCAATAGATTCATCAGAAACATTTGCTCCCCTCATATCAATATTCAAAGTTAAATGTAATGACTTATCTACTTTGGATTCTTCTTCAGGAGGTTTCAAACTGCTTCTTGTTCCAATACCTGAAACCTTTGGGGAAGTAAAACCATACCCTTGCTGAATAGCAGTAGCATCAATATCACCAATACCATCAACATGAGCCCAAACATGAGGAACACCATTCCAAGAACCATGCCTCATACTACTACTGAAACCAAATGCACGAGCCAAAGCCATAATAATCAAAGCACCATCATAACAGTTAAACATACCACTATTATATGCTGCCACTGGATCACCACCAGTTTTAGAATTCATGTATCCTTGATAACTTGTACGGCTAATAGCATCATAAATATATCCCTTACATATTTCTGGTATACCACGAACTGGGAAATCATCATTTTCAAATTTACCCACACTCAAATAAGGGTCATATATTGCACCAAAGTTTGTTCTCCAATGTAACAATGCTTGCCTAATATCATCTGTCCAATTAAAGTTCCAACCACCAGCATAACATTCTTTACCAGAATTCAAACAATTAATATATTGGGCTAAAAAATCAATATCATCATTCTTCATTCTTGGCTTAAAACTATTGCTAATACCTGTGGTTTTACTATATCCACCAGCACCAAAACTACCTTTTGGGATTCTAATTTTAGGTGAACTTGAATTCATAGTTTTAATCACACCAGATTTAACTGGGTTGCTGATAGGTGTCCTTGTACTTGTAGTTGAGAAATCTCCACCAGCACTACCCATTAACAATGCAGGATTTTGGACTTTCCTCCAGAAACTACCCATATTATGTTCTAACTGGTTTATTTTAGCACCAGTTTGACTACGAATATATTCTGCACTACTGATTAATGCATTTTGCATACCATGCCAACTATTAGTTATAGCATGGATATGTCTGGTTGTCTGATTCTGCATATTATTCATTTGAACACGAGTAGTCGTACCCATTTTAGTATATGCAGATGAAGCAGAAGTATTTATACCATTAAATGTTGTTTGGAGTTTCAAACCCATATTAGAGAATGTACTACCCATAACAGTATCTAAACCCACAAATGCATTCTGTGTAGTGAGTGCAATATTCTGACTCAAACCAGTAGCCATACTTGCATCAGCTTGGAACTGTTGTAATGCAGGCTGATTCAACATTGGGTCAAGACCCATAACTCCGAGAGTACTGTTAGCATTACTGGTTAAACTTGAATATGTGTTGTTTGCAAAATTAGCCATTGTAGGAGCATAACCACTAACAACAGCCTCAGCCAAACCTTTAGCACTATTATATGCTAAAGTAGTGTTACTTAATGCCTGACCAATACCAGTAACTTCTGCAATAGTACTTCTCCACATAATTCCTGGAGAATGTATATCCATACCGTCCTTATAACCATTACTTGCAGATTGTCCTAATTGGTATCCTTTGTTATAGAAGTATTGTTTTTTATCCTCCATAACTTGCAATGCACCACGACACTCCTTATCCGTAGCTTCCTTGATTTTGAATCCTCCAACAAAACCTGTATTAGCATTATTACCCATGGACTTACCATGGCTACGAGCATTAACTCCGCCATAATTAAATCCATTAGCTAATTGAGTACTTATAACAGTAGACAATCCCATCATACCACTATTAATACCCTGTTTTATTGCCTGACCAATACTTTTCCCTTTAGTACTTGCTGTACTAATAGCATTATCAAGTGCAGAACTCATGCCCTTAACAGCATTACTTATAGCAGTAACCATGCTTGTAGCACCAGAAACATCAGCAGTCTTGCCAGATGTGGCAGTATTGATATTATTATTAAATTTGATGATATCATTAACCATGTCTTCTAATTGTTTCAACTTACCACCTAAACTGGAGGAATATCCTCCAGCAGATCCACCACCAACAAGGTTGCCTAAAATATTACCTCCAGGAATCATTGAACCAACAACATTAGCAACACCACCAATAAAATCACCAGTATTATTACTAACTGCTGATTGGACTGTCTGAACAGCCTGATTAATGGATTGGATACTTGTAGCTATTTCTTGAATCTGTGTTGCTTTAGACTTATTAACTTGGGGAATTTCCATTTTATTTAATTCTGTTGCGAATTCCTTCATTGATGTAACTACACCATTTTCACCAACAAGTCCTTTAATATATTCACTTATGCCCTGACCACCAGTAGTTATTTTAGATATAAAGTCAGTAGTTAATACTGCAAGTAATGGAATCATTGCCATACCAATAATGGTTAATGCTTCACCAACCACTTTTATTGCATTTGCACCTTGTTGTATACTGGTTAAATCTGGGAATAATGTACCAACAATAGCTAACATTCCAAGAGGTGCAACCATACCAATAATTGCTTCAGAAAGTATGACTAACCCAGCACCGACACCAGCAACAGCAATAACAAAAGTTGCTCCACCAGTAGCGAAAGCAGATGCCGCTATTAAAACTCCTGCAATAAATAATGGGATAAATGGTGCAAGACTATTTAATGCATTAGAGCATGCTTGTACTGCTTGAATTCCCCTATCTATATTAGTTGAACCTATAGTATCATAAACCCAACCTAATCCAGCAAATGTCAATAATGGTAATGCTAAACCAATAATTGCTTCAGAAACAAGAAGTAAGCCAATTGCAATACCTGCTGCCGCATCTTTTAAAAAGGATAATTTACCTGTTTTTAATAATTTACCTGATAAGATAACAACTCCACCAAAAACAAGCACTAATGGAATAATTGAAAGGAGGGTGTCACTAATTAATTTAAGTACCTCTGCACCTTGTTTAACTTGACCTTCAATACCAGAATATACTGTACCTAACCCAGCAATGGCTAATAATGGGACATTTAACAATAATACTGCTTCAGTAACAAGAAGCATTGCAATCAATAACCCATATGCTTCGGTAATCGCATCTTTTGTCAATGTAATTATGTCTGACCTTGCAGATAATTTAAGAGTAATGGCAAAAGCAACAACTAATGGCAAAGTAGATATTAACAAGTCAGATACGAATTTGAGAGTCTCGCCACCCTTACGGATATTTTCTTCATTGGATTTGAACATATCACCAGTTGAAGCTAAAGCAAATAATGGCATTTGTAAAAGAGCAATTGCTTCAGTCATCAAACCCATACCAATAGCAATACCAGTAGCTGCTTTAACTGCAAACCTTCCTTGTGATTTTAAATCCTCAACAATACCTTCTTTAAATCCAACATCTGTTGTTTTGCCTTTAGGTGTTTTAGTTTTGGTTTTGCCCTTACCTTTTCCTTTTCCTTTATCTTTGTTTTTACCTTTATTTTTATCTTTCTTTTTGGGTTTTTTCTTCTTTTTCCCCTTACCTTTACCACTACCAGTAGTAACTACAGTTCCATCATCAGAATCCTCATCAGAACTGTCTTTGTTTTTACCACGACGACCAATTTTACCTAATTTATCCTTAAGTGCATCAAGAACACCACCATTTTTAGCTAAGTCTTTTAATCTGTTATATGCTGATTTAGCATTCTCGCCAATCTTCTTCAAAGCATCAATAGTACCTTTAGCCTTACCACCAATACCTGCAAGTTTAGCAATAAGTAATCCTAAACCACCCATCAAAACATAAGAGCCTGCTTGAGATTCAGATAACCATGCAACAAATCTCGCACCATACTGCAACACAATAATTAATGCATTACCTATCCAATGTAATGCATCACCTATTTGATTAAACACTGGCTGTAAATTTCCCCAAGCCTTAGCACATTCCTCAGCAAATTTAACAAATTCTGGATTATTACTAATATCAATCCATATTTTAACTAATTCAAGCCATGCCGCAGTAACACCTGCCCACATGTCCCCTTCATTAAACTGTTTCCATTTATATGCCTGTTCCTGAACTACACTCGCATAATCTTCAGCATATTTTTGTCTTGCTTTCAAGGACACATTTTGTTTGGCTAATTCATTAGTGTGTTCCTCTACATGTTTAAGTCCATCACGAGTAGTGTTCTCATATGCCTTCATACCTTTTTGGAGATAATATGTTCCAGCATCAACATTAGATAATAAATCATATGCTTTAACATTAGCTTTGTCTGATTCTATACCGTTTTCTTGATATATTTTAGATAATTCTTGTTGATTTCGGATATCTATTTGTGATTTTCTATTTGCAAGGTCTTGTTTAACTTGTTTAGCACGATTATATGCTTCTTCAGCATTAGCAACATTATCCTTGGCTGTTGCTAAATCCTTTTCTGCTTGAGTTAAATATTTAACTGCATCTGCTTCTTCACGAGCAGATGATGCATTCTCTACATGTTGTTTTGCAGAATTAACTACCCCTTCAAAATATTTCACACTATTCTGAGCATTAGTAATGTGCTGTTGTCCATTCTCAATTACATCATTAAACCCTTCAACAGCCTTTTTAGCTTTTTCACACTGGCTCCATACATGACCGATAGCAACAGCAAGAGCTGCGAAAAATGCTGTTAATCCAATGGTTTTAAGTGCAGCACCACTAAAAATAATTGTTTTCAATGATTTTGCAAAACTCATATTCTTTGCAGTAGCAACATCAACTTTACCAGTCAATACTGATAATGTTTGATGCCATTTCAAACCAGCACTTCTAATTTTAACAAGTTCTTTCTCATTATCAAGTAAACCTAACTTTGAACCAATCAATGCAGTTTTAAAACCATGCTCTTTAACAATCGCACCATCTAACCCAAGAACATAAGCAGCAATTGCTCTTTTAGCAGATAATGCAGCGACAGTTTCAGTCTTATATCCAGTGATTTTCTTCACGATAGCCTTGGTTACTGCATTATGCCCTTTCTCTGATTTAAATAATGCAATTTCTTCCGCATTAATACTGAATATTGTTGCTAATATAGAGTTTTTCAAACCCAATTGTGATAATTGTGCAAGTCCTAATTTTGTACGATACATAGCCAATACAGTACCAACAGTACCAATAACGGCAGTTAAAGTAGTGAAACTGGTGAATAATTTAGATGCTGGATCCAAGTTATTAAACCAGCCAGAAATACTTGAAACTAAAGATATTAAACCATTAAATACACCAGTAATCGCTGGTGTGACAAATGATTCCAGCCTTGCAACAAATTCAGTAAGACGATCACTTGTAATAATCAGAATATCATTTAAACTTGTTGCTTTTTCTGCGAAAACATCCCAATGTCTTGAAGTACCAATTTTTTCCAATGCAGTAAGCAAACTCATTACATCAGTATTCTTACCATTCCAACCTGCGGCTAATAATTCATTTCTACCAACACCAGTTTCACGACTTAACCTTTGGAATTCTCCTTGCAGTACATCTTTAACTGCAAGACTTGCTTCTTCTGCAGTTCTTCCTGCACGAATATATTCAGATTGAATCATTGCAACAATAGGCATGGCTTTTTCCATTTCTTTTGCATTTAATCCGAATTCTACACCTAAACTGGAAACTGTTTCACCTAAAGAATACTTATTCATTTTCTGGAATCTTGAAATAGTATTATCTAATGCTTTGTTGAAACTGTTTACTTGGTTTCCAGTTAATTTCATTTGTTGCAACATAGAATCCATTTCAGATTTGTTTGTAATGGTTTCTTTTGTTGCCTCAACTAAAGACATAACCCATTTTGTTGCAAAATCATGAATCATTCCTTTAGCAACCCAATTAAATAAAGATACTGATGTTTTCAATCCAGAAAACACATTCATTAAACCAGAACCTTTACTACGAACATCTGCAAAGGATAATGCTAAATTTTTATTTAAACCAATTGTTTTTGTACCAACAGCATTAATTTGACTTAAATAAGTGGCATAACCATTACCACCAGCAGCACCAGAGGTAATTTTGGTTTGTGCTTTTTGATTGTTGAGATAATTAGTATAATCATTATATGTTTTAGGTAATGATTTACGATAATTATAATAACTCTGTTTCAATTGATTATTTGCATTAGCTAATTCTCTCGCAGCCGCAGTCTGTTTATTCATTTCTTGAGTAACACGATTTAATTCCAGATTCCTTGAAATGGTATTGATATCATTTAATGCTTGCTTATACCCTTTTGATGCAACCCTTGTCGCATCTATGGATTTTGCAATAGTATTAAGTGTATTTCTTGCCTCATTATATGATTTATTAACCATATCCTGTGACAAACTACGATTATAACTGCTTGTTAATGTGTTTAAGTTATTTCTTGCTTTTGAAAATCCTTGTGATGCAGTTATCTGCCTATTTAAGGATTTTGCCATCGCATCTATATTTTTTTTAGCATTAATATATTCTTTAGATAATGATTGGAGGTTTGTTTGAGCCTTTTTTGTGGATTCTGTCTGAGAATCAAGACCTTTTTTAAGATTATTCAAATCTTTTTTAATATTTTTGATCTGATTTGAGTTCTGTTTTAATTCTCTTGCCATTTGCCTCCAATCATTAATTGATGTTTTAAATGAACCTTTTTTAAGAGCTTCAGTAAGAGATTTTAATGATTCTTTCGCTTGTCTAACTTGTTCTTTAAATTCTTTAGAATCTAATACGAGTTTTGCAGACACAGAACCTACAGAATAATCAGTCATCTTTTTAATCTCCTTTAAATATTTATTTCCTCTTTAATACTTCCCAGTATCCTTCAGCTACAGCATTCATAATATGTGGTTCGGCAACAGGAATGTTTTTCTCAAGAAACTTCCCAGAACCACCTCTTCTCCTTTCTCCCATCAATTCATGTTGGAATAATGCATAATCCTTATCTGGATAAAAAAACCCCACTTGATTATATTTCATACGATTACTTGGTGGGTTTTTTTCACCAGTATACCTTACTTTAATACTTGCACGAAAATCAGATTCCTCAACAACCCAATCCTCAGTACCAGATTCAACAAGGTAACCTGATTGTAAAGGAACATCTTCGGTAACATAATCAACAAGAACCTCCGCCATATTGTTAAGAATCCTTTTACGACTATTGTCTAATGATGGCATTAAATTTTCCAACCAAGGAGTAACTTCATCTTCAACTAATCGTGTTCTAATCATCAATTAAACCCATCTCCATCATCAAATTTTCAACTTCTGGGTCATTCTGGTCACTTGGGTCTGATTTTTTACCGTCCATTCTTCGTTCTTCTTCATCAATCAAATCCAATTCTGTTAAATAAAGGAAACTTATTGTCCATGTGTCTGTTTCCCAAAATTCTTTTAAGGACATACCTAAACCTTTCATTCTATGAACAAGTAATTTATATATCCCCAACATTATCTGTTCAAGTTGCCAAGAATAATCGCTCATCATTGGAGTGATTATCTTGGGGTTTGTTGAATCATCATCTTCTCTGAAATGATTCTATTCTCTCATTTTGTGCTTCAATATCTAATTGGATTTGTCTACGGATTTTGGCTTCTTTTTCACCAAGCATACACATTTGATAATAATTAGTGAGGTTTCCAGCAACTCTTATATCAATTGGATCATATTCGTTTAAGAATTCTTCAGCAGTGATTCCATCAAGCATCGCCTCAACTTTTTTAGCCATGATTTTAGTGGTTTCTTCTTGTATTTTCAAATAATCTTCTTCATGTGCTTCATCATGTTCAACTATTTGTTTTCTTAAAGATTTTAATTCATCAAGACATTCTTCTTGTTTGTCCAAGTATCTGAGAGCTAAATCAAGTTCCTTATCTGATGGCTCATCTTTCATATCAATAATATCTATTTTCCTTTCAAAATTATTGATTTTTTTAACCAATGTTTCCTCATTATCTTCCATGAGTTCCAATTCATCTTGAATTGGTTTCATTTCTTTAAGTTTAGCTTGTAATTGCTCATCATATTTCTTTAAATCTCCCATCGGACATCTTTTAAAATATAATTCTTTACCACATAATGGAATTGGGGTTTCAGTAAATTTTCTTGCCATAATAATCACAAAAAAGTATAAAAATTTATTAAAAAAATAAGAAAAGAAGAATAAAGAAAGTATAAAAAGTTATTTCCCTAAAATTTAAGATTTGACTAAAGCCACATTAACTGTGGTTTTGCCAGTAACCTTAACTTGTTCAGTTTTAGTAGTGTAACCAGTTTTACTGATACTTGCACTATAATCACCAGCAGTTAATGATAATATAGTCTCACCGTTATCATCAGTATTTCCAGTGATTGCTCCAACAGTCACAGTAGCACCTTTAATTGGAGTAGTCCCTTCTTTAACAACAAATTTAACATCATATTTGGTGTCGGCAGAATTAGATGGGTCATCTACACCATAATCATATTTAAGGTCATTTAATGTGCAGCCTTCATTATCAGTATGTAAATCAGATAAATCAGTCCATATATCAACAGTCACAAATGATTGTCCTGGTTCTTCAGACACTTTCCATTCAACTGTTAAATCTTTAGCTTCATCACCAGATAATGGGGATTCTGCTTTAGTTAAAACAATTTTTTGGAAATGGATTAAAGTACGGTAATTGTAAGTGGAATCACCTATTTTGCCTCCAACAGCATCATATGCAATTTGTTTATAGATGGATTCATCAGTAACAGAATGAGATTTACTATTACCACCTTCAAATTCAGGTTCAAGTTTCCTTGTTTTATCAGTCCATGGGACTTTGAAACTACCTTCAGTTTCTCTTGAACCCATGAATTTGGTGTTTTTACCAAACTCATCATCTTGACATGGTTGAGTTTCAGCATTATTATTGATACTAAATGAAGATTCAAGGTAACATCCAAGTTTACTTAACTCTTCTAATTTTTTATCAACATCACCATAATATATTGCTACTTGTTTAGGTTTCACAAAGTTAGTATTTTTAGCATAACTTCTTGAAGGATTAGTCATGTTAAAATTATTGTAATCAGAAAGATATTTTGGGTGAATTGATGGTTTTTCATCATTCTTAAAATTACATTCTAATTCATTCAACATTGCATTGTTAAATACTCTACCGTCATCAACAGTTTTAGCAAACCCATTATATATAGTAGTTAATGGTAATTCAATTGGATTATCATTATTTGTTGGGTCTACAATTGATGGGAAGAAGAACCTGTAATGATATACTCCAGTTGCTACTTCCTCTTTAGTGTATTTTCCAAGTAAGTGATACCAGTAATCTTCAAATCCTTCACCATATCTCCATGCGTCCTCCCATTCAGGTTCACTTGATGCATCATTACGATATTCGCCCATATCGATTGAAGCAGTACCAGTATGTCCCTCATCAGTTTCAGTACTTATATCATTACCAGATTCAAAATCAACCCCACGAACACTCACCATATATTTAGCAAATGTTTCTTTGTCAAGGTCATCGGATTTGTTTCCAAATCCCCAAAAATGCCAAGTTGCACTTGGTGCAATATTAGATTTCGCCATTATTTATTCCTCCTCTTCCTTTTAATTTGAACATAATTTCCATTCAATTTAAGTCTTTTAATAAGGCTTTTCTTTTCATCTGGGACTGTAAAGGTCATACCATTAACCAATTCATCATTTTTCTCCATAATTCCATAAATGACAAGGTCAATGTCTTTGAACCCATTTTCCCCAATATATTTAAAATCCATAATAATCAATACCTTAATTCATAATAAACAGATACTAAACTTGCAAAAGTAGTTTTGGCAGCTTTATAACTGTCTTTATCCTTGTTTACATATCTTAAAACAGCCAATTCACTACCTCCCATGAGTTTTAAATCAAACCCTAATTCATCAGTACTGGATTCAATACTATCCATAACTTTCAATAATGCTTCATTATAATCCCATAAGTCTTTAATTGCTTCCCTTTTGTTTAAATTATCATCAGCAAGAATAATTTCAAGTGTCCGTTTAGATACATCACAACCATGGTCATTCTCACGACCCCAAGGACCAGCATGGAAAACAATACATGGAAAAGAAGCAGAATTTGGGGATAACTCAATATCGTCCCAGTAAATAGTGATTTGTTTAAATGATGGGTGCTGTCTAATTTTAGCCGCAATATGTTCGAGGGCATCTTGCACTTTACTCATCTACCTTAACCCCCAAGAAATGTTTGTAGAACCAGTTAATTTGGGATTAATATAATTATCTTCAGGATTATTATAGATACTATCCAAATATGCCTTAATTCCACTATCTACCTTACCAAACAACCTATCAGCATAATTGTTTGATTCTGATTTCGGTTCTTTCATAGGTTTAGATTCATATTCCCATACGGTGAGCCAAGCATATGCTCCAGCACACATCAACACATATTTCTCCAATTGTTTAGGATATTCCTCATAATGATTGAAATAATCTGTACTGTTTAATTTATCAATAACATATCTTTCACCATCAGCATAGGATTTATCCAAATCAGATAATGTATGAGTATAATCATGACTTCTAAAAACAATGCTAAGTATCTTTAAATCAACAACATCTACTCCAAAATTTAATGAAATTTTTTTGATACCAGTTAAATTACTACTGATATCAGTCATAGTATAATTTTCATCAATCTCAAATTCAAGTAATGTTGTTTTATCTTTAATTAATGGTTGGTCTGGTGCAGATGCTTCAAGGATTGGCAATGTTCCTTCATCATCTATACAAAAACCTATTTTTGGAGTAATATTATCTACATCATTTGATGATTTTATGAGTAATTGAACAACATCAACACCCTTAAATGCATCATGACATAAATCGAAAACAAAATTATCACCAGACCACAACAATAAATCATTCCCATCATCATCTAACACTCCAGATTCCAAGATGACAGGATATTGCCTATCGAGTTTCGCACCTTTTAAATAATGCACAATCTCATAATATGTTTCCATCTCCATAAATCATCACAATTCAACTTTATTAACAGTAGAACCATCAGAAACTACAAAATACTTCTTAGAATTAGTTGTATCAGAAACCACTCCAAAACAAGCACCACTACCAAGAGCAGATAAAATCTCAGCATCAGTAACAGTAGCACCAGAAGCAGCAGTAGAAACAATTTTAGCAGTACCAGAAGACTCTGAAGGACTACCTACAATAATATGTTCACAAATATCTTTCAAATTCAAATATAATCTTTTATCAACAATTTTCCCCTTACGGAATAATTGTCTAAAATCAAATTTCAAATCCATCTTAAAAAACACTCCTCTAAAAAATCTTTAAAAAGAAAAATTATAGGTGAAAATGGATTTACACATCCTCTTGCCATAACATAGCCTTAGGGTGTTTTACTCCAATACCATACTCCATCCACATCTCAACAATGTGATCCTTAGGAGAAGCTTGTTCTTGGAACACATCAACATTAACAATTGAACCCTTAACAGAACTGTATTTATCATTAATATTATAATAGAAAGACAATGGTTTAATTTTCAAATCCAATCCAACTAATCCTTTAGTGTATTCAGTTACTTTATGCATTGCAGAACCTTCACAATCTTCAGGAGTAAATGATTCATTTAATGCTTTCCAATATTTCTTAGCACCATACCATGATGGTTTACCAACAAACATATCAGTTAATTCATACTCATATCCTTCAATATCAAATGCTTCCTGCATATCCACAATATCTTCAGAAATCATATTACTGGTTTTCCAAGAACCATCATTCAATGTAATGGTGTTTGCTTTAGCATAATTCACCATAGTATTCAAGAAATCATAATTAATCATCCTACTCATAGAATATGCTGCCCTATCCATATAACGGATTAATGGTTCTACAAGTTTATTTTCCCTTGTAGCTTTTAAATCAGATATTCTGAAACTGAACCCATACCTTTTAGTATCACCATGAATAGATGAAATTGGACTAACTTTGATTTCATGTAATCTTGATTCTTCACTAATTACTTCAGGCTTTGATAATACACCTGATTTAATATCATCTTCTGCAGAAACCTCATCAACATATTGTTCAAAAGTAGTTGAACCATATAAATTAATTGGTTTAAACATTCCAAGGAATCCCATTGAAGGATTCATTTTCTCCAAAATATATGGTTCGATGAATTCTCTGCGAAGACATTCTTCCATACTTGTTACTTCAGCACTCATTTAATCACCAAAAAAATATTATTTTTCAAAGTTCCCATAGTATCCGAACAATACTTGGACTCTACCACTTTTCAATGCTTCTTTACCAGTTAATGCAATTGCCCTAATAGATTTAGTTGATTTGTCCCATTTACCATCAGAGGTGATTGCTACACCATCACCAGGTTTAATTTCAGCATTTTGTTCAGTTAATTCAACAGTTTCAATGATTGTACCATATAATCTAACTGTTGCCCTTCTCCTAACATATTCGCCATCAGTTTTGTTCTCTAATGGTCTTGCTGCTGCATTATCCCATTCAGGATTGCTTATCAATTTACCAATGAGTGGTTTTAAACCAGTTGCTTTTTTAACTGTTTTCGCTTCTGAATCAATTAATTCAACATAATCGCCTTTAGCTAATTCATTAGCGAAAGTCCACACAGGCAATTTTCCAAATACACCATTTGCATCAGGGTGATATGACACATCTCCCTCAACAAGTGCAAATGAAATATCTATATAGAAAGGTGCATAATCTCCTTTCACTTCTCCTTCATTACCAAAATTTACTACCATAATACTCACCACAAAATAAATATTATAAAAATTAAATATACTTAGGCTCTTCACCAGTTATTTCCTCATACATGGTTCTGAATTTGTCCCTATCAAAACCTTCTTCATTATCTTCTTTATTTGGAGGATTACCATTACCAGAACCTTGTCTTGAACTAACACCACGAGGTTCTTGTTTAATAACTCTTGTTTCCGCAATAACTTCTAACTGTTTCAAATCAAAAGATTCATATTTACTACGGAGTTCATCACTATCTCCAGCCAATTCATCTAAAAGTTTATCTCGTTTAATAGCAGAATATTCATCATATTTTTTAGCTTTAGGAGTTAATTCCTCAAGTTTAGCACTACTCTTGGAATATTTCTTCTCCAAGTCAGAATATTTCTTCTCCAACTCCTCATTTTTAGCTAATTTTTGTTTCAATGATTCCAATTCATTATCTTTCTGAGCCATTTCTTTCTCAAGTTCAGCATTCCTTCTCATTGTTTGTTGTAACATTTCATCAGACAAATAATCACTTCCAACTTCACTATTATTCAAAATATGGGTTCTCGGGGTTTTAGTTAAACCAACACTTAACAATTCCCCATTAACTGGTTGTAAAAAACCATCTCTCTCAACCAATTCTGCCTTAAATTGAGGGCTAAGACCATAACCAGACATATCAACATTATCTGATACATCACACTTCAAAATACCATCAACAAACATAAAATTAGAAACAGAACCAATAACTTCATTAGTATGTTTTTTAGTCAAATCAACTGATTCAACATCTTTAATTACATCTTTTAAAAAGTCTTCATCATATCTGACTGGTTTATCAGTTAAACCATTTTCCACATATAATGAAGATAGTGGTTTAAATAAATCATACATAACACAAAACCAACCTTAAAAAAATCTCAACAACCACAATTTAGGTTATATCATAGATTAACTTCAGCTAAACGACCATCACCATTACGGATATTATTAATATTAAGACCATCACTTGGTGAAACATTCAAATTATTCATGTCCTCATCATCTAAACCATCTTCAACTTCTTGTATTGGATTGAAATCCAACCAAACAGTGTCTTTACTATAACCACCAATTTCAAGTTGAGTATTGAATACTTCCTTTTTAATCCAACGATTCAATTTATTCTGCAAAAATTCTTGCATAAGAACCCTACCAGACTTATTACTATCTAATTGGACAACGGCAGTACTACGATTACTACTACTACTGGAAAATACTGCTTCAGGAGTAATTAAACCAACATAAACCTGTTTTTCAAGAACATTAATATATTCCTGTACTTTAGGCAATACAGTATCACCTACAAGTTCAACAGAAACACCATATGGAACTGCAACAGCTCCAGCTTCATGATAATTAGTCATGTTGTCAAGGATAGTCTTCATCTCATCAATGGATAAATTTAAATTCCTAACATCCTTGTTACCAACAGTAGCAACCATAGTATTAGTCTGCTTATATACAATTTGTGGAAGCATCTGATTCAACAATTCAATCATATATACATGGTCAAGAACACCACGAACAATACTCTTCGGTTTACCTTGGTCGCGGAAGAAACAAGGGACAGTAATTTGTTCAGGGAGGAAATTAACAGTCTTATACTCTTCACTATAATTTGATGTGAAGAAATGTTTTCCAGTCCAGCCCTTATTGGTTTGTTGATTATATTTAACCCATTGTTGATAACCAATAATTTCAGTACCTGAATCATCATATAATTCTTTAATACGGTAATTTTCACCATCGAAAGCTAATTGTCTAAGAGTTAATTCATTATCAATAATGACTTTCTCATAGAAATCAACTCCTGAAATGAAATTATTCATACTAACTTCAAAAAGAAGGGATTTAATATCCCATCTTTCCTCATGCTCCTTAATATAGGCAACGGCTTCAGGATCATCACCAACAATCTCATATCCTGAAATACTTTTCATGACAAAATCGTGGAGAATACCACTAACCAATGGTGTAGCCCCACATTTCCGAAGATTGATGATTGATGGTCTAACAAGGTCAGGTAATTTATCATGCCAATCAACACTATGACAATCAGTATTGTCATCCACACCTTGAACACCAATTTCCTGCTCCGTATTTGGTTCTGTATTGTTAAGAGTAACCTTCCCTAATGTTCTAAATCTATCAAAAATACTCATAATGCCATAACCTTAAATCTATCATTATTATCTGGGATATTTCTTGTTGGGCTTAATTGTCCGCGAACACCATAAACAGCATAACCTAAAGCATCCATTGCATGGTCATTGAATTTAACAGGTTCATCAAGAGTTACTCCGTCCTTATCAACTTTCCATTTGTATCCTTTAATTTCCTTAATTGTATTGACACATTTTGGGTGAATATGGATTTTAGTCTGTTTCACAGTATTTATTTTAGCAGTAACATCTTTGATTCCACCCTCTGCGGCGAAATCATTTTGTCTAAACTCTTCAATATCGTCAGGATTAGCCTTATCACAACAAACCATATCCAAGGATTCGGGGAGCAGGTGGTGTTCAAACAACATATCCTTAGTCTTCTGAATGAAATCACGATTAAGTAATTCTCTCTCATAAACTTCATCTAAAACATAGCATTCATTATCATACCAACCACATAAAAGGAAACAGGAAGGGTTGTTAAATCCAAAATCAACACCACCAGTATAGAAATCGAATGAATCACGAAGAACAACAGTGTCATAATTAGGATAAATCACACCAGAAAGTTTACCCCATTTACCTGCACTATATCTTAACCATAAATCATAATCCACATTACGAAGATTATCATAATTAGCACGAGTTTCAGGTGGGAGATAATAATTCTCACTATAATGGAAATGGGCGGTTTTACGATGCTCTTTCTTGTAAGCTAAATCCTGTTCAGCAGTAACCCATTCACCAAAACCATTATAGTGTGCACCAACATCATCATATAAATGGTACTTTTTGTATATCCAATGTTCCTCAGATTCTGGTTGAACAACAAGTAACATTTGAGCATAATTTCCTGGTTTTCTACTTGCTTTACCCCTACCAAGCCTAAGTAATAATTCCTCATAAAATGCAGGGTCTTTAAGTTCCTCAGCCTGCTCAATATAAATCATATCAGCATTAATACTACGAACCTTTGATAGGGAATCCAATGCACCAAAATAGAGTTTTGATTTATTACCGAATTCAATGAATCCTTCGGATTTGTTCTCGAAATATGGGATTTTCAAGTCATATAATAATTCACGAATCTCCTTCCAACTGGTTCTTTTCAGGGAAGGTAAAGTAACACGATAAACATAAACACTCGCCATATCATTTTGCAATGCATAGAATATGGCTTTGTAACATGCAAAGATGGTTTTGCCTGAACCAGCAGAACCCTCAATTAATAATTCACGACTCTTGTCATCAATCCACTCCATCTGAGTGTTCGTCATCTCCACATTCAGGTTTACCATGTTTCTCACTCATTTTTGTAATATTGATGTTAATTTTGTTGGATTCTTCATCATTAGTTGAAAGTTCAACTTCTTGTCGATTATTATATTTAAATCGTTTCTCAAGAAGGAATGCTGCTGCCTTCCAATCCCCTTCCACTTTAGCCTTATCAGTTACTACTGTTACTAAATCCATTTCAGCTTCAGCTTCTGCTTTAAGGATTGGTTCGAAGAATCTTTGGATTTGTGTACCAGTATATCCATGTTCTTGCTCCTCTTTCATCCATCTCTTCCAGTTACGATATGTGGAGTCAGCTATACCTGCTAAACCAGCAGCCTTCTCTACCCTTACACAACTCCTAACATATTTAGCAACCTTTTCACCCAATAATTCTGGACTCCTTGCAAGTTTCTTCGGTTTATGTAACTTATACTCTTCACTCATTCACACACCACCTTATAATCCCATAAATTAATCTAATAAAATGGTTGCGGTTTTTATTATGAATAATACTCCAGATAATCCAAAAATAGAGATTAATAAGTAGATTATTGACTTATATGTTCTTGCCACACTTGTGGTCTCCATCAATTGTAACTCTACACGACTCAAGTGTTCTAATAAATCATCTAATTTATCATTGAAGCTATCTAATCGTGCCTCAATATCATTAATTTCGTACCTTTTATGTTTAATTTGTGTTTTAAGTTCAGCAATATCTGCCTCGTGACTACATTGGTGCTCAGGTGTCTGCTTCATTCACAGCCTCCAAATTAACAACACGATCCTTAGCCAAGAAACCAATCAAACCACCAACAATAGTAGTTAAAACAGTTTCCATACCCTGAAACAAACTCAAAACACCAATAACAGTGATGCAAACAATTAAAATAGTAATATTATCCACCATGAAACAACCACAACCATAAAAAATATTATAAAAAAAATAACACCCTAACCATATACTGCACTATAATATTCCGAAGAATCAACCAATAAAACACCCTCACACATAAGTACCAACCCACTAAACAGGCAAAAATACTCATCATGATGATTATCATATAAGACAATATCATCAAAAACAAAAGGAAACCTATGATTAGACACACAAAAATTCATCATACAAAAAAAATCCTATAAAAAAAATCATAATACAATATACATACACTATAATATGTCTTACCACATACGACCACAAACACAAAGAAACATCAGAAAAAAAATAAAAAACCAAAACAAAAAAGAATAAACACAATAAACACACACCAACATGAAAAAAATAAACACAACAATGTATGTCAAATTTTGTGTTTTTGTTTTTGTTTTTTTGTGTTGTATTGTTTTTGTTTTTTTGTGGTGGTGGTGGTTGTTTGTAATTATTAGCAATTTTTTATTATTTTTTTAGTTATTTTTAGTTATTTTTAGCTATTGTTTATAGTTTTTAGTTATTATTAGCTGTTATTTATGATTATTAGCAATTTTTTAAGTATTAATAGCAATCATTAAAGTAAAAATAGACGTTAAAATAAGAATAATAAGAATAATAAGGATAATAAAAGAATAATTAAGAATAAAAAAATAAGAATAATAAGAATAAAAAGAATAAAAACAAACAATAAACAACAATAAAAATAATAAAAAGAATAATAATATGGATAATTATTATATATCCTATATTATTATGTATTGTGTTATGTTATGTTAGTGATCTGTTTTTTTATAATATGATTATATATATTAGTCCTATTATTAGTATAATATATAATAGTGTTCCTATTATTATTCTTATTGTGCTGTGTTCGTTGTTGTTTGGTTCTTCTGTTGTTTCTGCGTCTGTTGTGTTTGTATATATTGTTTCTGGTTCTGTTACTTGTTTAATATTTAGTACTGATTCTAAATAGGAACATATATAATAGTATTGGTTAAAATTCATATCATATATTTTATAGATCTGTTTGCCGTTTTGATATATTGTCACTTCCTTAAAATATTCACTATGTTTAAATTTATATGTTTGTTGCTGGTTTAAGTTGCTTTCTAATATCCTTTTTATTGTTGTTTGGTTTACTGTTTGGGGGTTTCTGATGTTGTAGCCTTTAATTTTCATAATATTAAATCCTTATTTATAATTATTTATAATCTCTTGTAATTCTTCTATATTCTTAGCATATGATATACAATCAGGGCAATTATAACACAAATAATTATTACAGACATTATAAATAAAGTCTTCTACCTCGTTTAATAATGTCTTGTCTTTATATATTTGTTTCCTTAATTTCTTATTTGTTATTATTTCCTTTAATGAATATTCATATTCGTAATAATTTTTTGGATCTGCTTTTATAGAATAATAATAATTTATATATTTATGATTCAGATTTGAATAATATAAACCGTCTTCCTCTATAAAGTCATCTGAGACAAATATTCCTCTTGGTGTTGCTACTGCCCATCTGCAATTTGTAGCTTGAGATAATATATCTATTCCTTGTTGGTTTGCTTTTATACCATTCCTATATTTTCTTATATATGTGGCGGTGTCGTTTAAACCTTTTTCAAGTGTTAAATTGCTTATGGTTCCATTCATAAAATATACTGGTTTTCTGCCTGTGTATTCTGTAATATTTGGGTTATTCTTCTTAAATGGGTGTGTCTGTCTTTTATTCGTGCTTCCTTTGCTGGTTATTCTAAAATGTACTATTTTTTCATAATTCTTATTATTGTATTTCTTAAATTCTCTTAAAAATTCGTTAAATTTCATGAATCCTTTTTTATAATAAACTTTGCCATTTTCTATTATGGCATATCCTCCTCCGTCTGGGTTTGTTTCCCATGCTTCTTTAAGTTCGTTTTCTTCTATTTCTGTTCCTATTTTTGAATAAATAATTATACACATATTTAATATCTCCTTGGTCTGTAAATGTCTTGGACATATCTTTCTTCAATCTTGTTTCCTATCATACAAGTATTTTTATAGATAATTGTCTTTTTCTCAAATGATTTAATATCGTCTAATATTTGAGTATTATATGATGATTCATTAAATTTATTTAAAAATTTTCTTAACATAGTGTTAGAATATCTTCTATTTTTACATATTTCAGTAACTTGTTTAATTGATAATTTATTACTGTAATTTATTAATTCAGCAATAAAATAGATCCTTGAGCCTATAAGCTCGTGGTCTGTTGATGCGGAAAAACCGCGATACTCTATAGTTTCGCTATGTTGTAGGTTTACTAAAACTTCGTGAGTTTCGTCGTCGTAATCTAAATATTCTAACATTTCAATAGCTTCTGATACATAATCAATATTTTGACGGCACCATTTGTCCCAATCTTGGCGGTACCTACCCGATACTTTAAATAGGCACCTTTGCCACATGCTACATAAAACAATAAATTTACAAATGTTTTCTGTGCTGTCGTGGAACCAATCTATTATGTCGTAATGAATATGTAAACCGGCACCATTTCCGCCTTCTGCTGATATATTATATAATAATTCTTCAGCTTTTTCTATTGTTTCATCAATATTTAATGCTGGGGTTATAAATTCTACTCCGTCGTTATCTATTATACTACCGTCGTAAGTAGCTATAATATTTTTATAACTGCTCCTATATTGTTTAATGTTAATGTTTCCGTTTTTTACTTCGTTTAGTAAGCTTCTTAAGCTTACATAAGTTAATTCTATTTCCGCTCCTACTTTTTTAGTTGCGGTTTCATCTACAAATATATTATATGAATGATAGCCATATAAAAAATCGTTAAGGTTACAACACCTTAACAATATACTTTCATCAGTTATTCCCATATTATTTATTATTTCTCTATATACCATTTCTAACAACTCCTTAATAATCACTACAATATAAATAATAAATGCCTTTTTCAGCGTCTTCTATGCTATTATACATTGTTTCTTCCCATTCAGTAAAAAAACAGCCTTTCCTATAACCTGAGTGTCTTTCATATATTATTCCTTTTTCTTCTTTGAGTTCAAATTTTGCATAATTTGTATTAATTATAAGTTGCATAATATACACCTTTTAATTTTTTTAAGTAATACTGTTGTACTACTCGTTACTCTATCTTATGTTCTATCTACTATTTATACTTTTTGGTTTTAGTGTGTGTTATGTTCTATATTATTGTTATTTTTCAGACGTTACTGTTAATGATCAACTTATTTATTTTTCAGACGTTACTGTTAATGATCCTATTTTTATATTATGATTTTTTTTATTTTCTGTCCTTGTTTTATATCTTATTTTAACACTTTATTTTAATTATTTTACTACTTTTTACTTTAACTATTAATTTAATTGTGTGGTTCTTTAATTATTTTTATGGTGTTGGTGTTTTATTAGTTTATAGTATTGTCTTATCTATATTTATTTGTTGATTTATTACAATTTCTTTAATTTTAATTTTATTTCATGATTTGTTTTTTATTGTGTCTGTTGCTGTTTGTGTTCGTGTTTTCTGTTGTTGCTTCAGCTTCAGCAATTGAATATATTATTATAGTTATTATATTCTTTATTGTGTTTATGCCTATTATGCCTATTATGCCTATTATTCATATTTTACATATTATCCACATTATATTATTTTAATATATTTTACTCATGATACAGATTATCCTGCGTCACTTACATTATATGGGTTTAGGTCTTTAATTCGTAGATGGTTCGGGGATTTTTTTTAATTCGTAGATAAAATGGGTTTAATTCGTAGATAGATTTTAATTCGTAGATCATGTCCTTAATTCGTAGATAATTTATAAGTTTAATTCGTAGATGGTAAGAGTAATTTTAATTCGTAGATGGTAGATGGTTTTAGTTTACAAATAATAGTTTAATTCGTAGATGGTAGATGGTTTAATAAAAAGATGGCTCTCCTTTAAATACTTCATTAATCAAAATTAATTATTAGAGGTTTATTAAAATTAATGTTTGAGGATTAAAATAACACGAACATAATATGTGATGGTTTTTTATGAATTATCCAGTTTTCCCCAGCATATATTATGTTATCCAATATATTCTTCTAATTAATTTTAAACATATATTATAAATCATAAGGATTTAATGATTTAGCTCAACTCTATTATATTAAAACACTTGTTCATATTATATTAGACCTTTCTGTACATTGTTAAAAACGGGTATGACTTATAGGATAATCCAACATAATATTAATAGATTAATTAAACCTCTAAAACAAATATTAGATAGTATAGGATTATCTAATGTGTCTTGTGTATTCAAACATTACATGAACTATTATCCTATTATAGAATGTGTGAATATTTAATTCTTGAATAAGATTATGTGATGGTATAGGTTTATTGTCTAAAGATATTCTTCATAATAATAATTTAACGGTCCCAAATTCCCATATACTGCGTATATGGGAGTTATTGTTATTATTATTGGCTTATTTTTTAATTCTGACATTTGTTCTTTTTAGATAATTAATCTATATTGTCATATGATCGCCTCCTATTGAATATGACAATATTCTTTCTATTTTACTGTTTTTGTAAGTAGATTTGGATATGTTTTATTTTATATCGGATTTTTTATAGGTGTGTGTTGAATACTTATTTTTGTGGTTGATTAGGTTAGTTATTGTTGTATGTAATCATGTTTTAGTTTAGTTTTTAGATGATTATTTTTGTGTGTTTTATGTTTTTGTTTGTGTTATTTTTTCCATTTCCAAATCCATTTTCATTTTCATTTCCATTTCCATTTCTAAACTTGTTTTCATTTCCATTTCCTTTTTCAATCCCATTCTTATTTCATTTTTCATTTCTAATCTCATTTCCAAATCCATTTTCATTTTCATTTCCATTTCTAATTTTGTTTTTTTTGAATAGTTGGTGGGTGGAAAATACCTTCCACCAATCTTCGCTTTGCACTTCAAATTCACTTCAATATTCGTGACAAAAAGGATTCTCTATCCTTCTTTTTTAAATTAGAGTATTATTTATATATATTTATTGTTGAGAAGAAGGACTCTGGGGGGTATAAGAAGACTTTTGTTTTTATGTTTGTATAGTATAAAACAATACTATAATGAAAGTAAAATATACACTCTCCTTTAAATACACCTATAATACAAATAAAGATATGAGATTAGAGAGAAAAAAAGAAAGTAATATGTGAGGCATATTTTTATAAATATGTTTCACAAAATTTTCCTAACAAAAAATATCTCATCTAATGATTAACAAACATAAAAAAGTAATAATAACTATACCTTGGAGGTGACAAACCATGACTACTACATTACCTTTAGCACCAATCCGTAGAATAATGACTGAAGCAGGGTGTAAAAGAGTATCTGAAGATGCAGTAGCATTAATGGCTAAATATGCTGAATCAGCAATCTACGAAGTTAGTGCAGAAGCAAAACATGCAACTGAACATGCTGGTAGAAATACTGTTCGTGTAGAAGATATTGAATTTGTAATTTAATATTTTCTCCATATACACCCATTTTTTAAGTATTTATGATTAGTCTACTATTAATGTTTTTTCTTATAATCATTGTCGTTCATTTTTTCATTATTAGTAGACTACTGATAAATATTTTATTACTAATGTCTATATTGATCTTTCTGTGGATTTGACAATATTTTTTCATCTTATTTTGATATTGTTAATTCCACACTCATTTTCTTTAATGATTCATTTTTTTATAATTACTTTTTTTATAAACTATTAGAAAAACAATAAGTTTTATATAGTAGAATAAATAAATAAAATTTCATGTAAAAAAAATTATTAAATAATATCCTTCGCAACATAGAACCATCAACTATTCTTAAATTCTCATATATACACCGTACTAATTTGTCTTCGTCGTAACAATTCTGAGAACACTCCATACTTTATTGTCTTTATGAGGCATAAATGAAGTGCCTTCAACTTTTCACAATATAGGTTGCACGAAACATTTTCAGATAATTTTTTTAAAAATAAGCCTTCTCCATCAAGATAATCAAAAAGTATTATTAGAACTCTGAAAAGTATTATAAAAATTAAATAGAAACTATTATATAGTAGAAAGAATATAGTAATATTCGAGAAGCACAAATAAGTGTACTCAAAAAAACAACAAGGAGACAAACAAAATGAAAAACAAAAACATAAAAACAAAAATAAAAGAATTAGAAAACAATGAAATATACATTGACAAATTCAATAAAGGATTAGTCATCTACAACAACAAACAAGAATATGTCATACCAGATTTGATGAGGAAAGTCACAATAAAACATGGAATAGAAAAAACCACCTTCAATCAGGAAGAACTAACACAATTATTCCTAAAACATAAAGTTTATGAAAAAATAACATCAGCAGATTACAATAGAGTATTAACTGAATATGAATTCATAAAACAAAACATTCCAGACACATATGCATCAAAACATAAAACACCTTTCAAAGAAGCAAAAGAATATGCATTAAACTATTATATTAACAACGAATATGTTCCAGGAGTATTGGAAAACACATTAAATATATTAGAATATTATCCGAGCATATATAATTTGCCATTGAAAGGATTCCATTACAAATACAATTATGTCGCACAAATACTTGAAGACTACAATGTAAATCGTTTTGGGAACATCACAAAACCATTATACAATAAAACCTTCGCAGTATTAGAACATAATACAGATACATTAATATTAAATAAATCTGGAAACAAAATAATAAATGGTGTAATATACAAAAATTCAATCAATGCTCCAAACCTACTCATGATATTATGGGGTAGAGCATATGACAATATAATGAATGATCCCAAAGTACAATATGGGTACAAATATAATCAAGAACCAGACACATACCAAGTAGCAGATTTCACTGGTTGTTTAAATCAAATTAATGAATTATATGGTAAAGATAAAGTTGTATGTGATTTTAGAATTAACAGAGGAGTTGGATTATGAGGAGAATGACTAAAAATTTAGTTGTATATGTTGAAGATTATAATGAATTGAATAATATCAAAATCAGTTCTTCAGAAACATATGATAATGTAATTATTAGAGTATTAAATGAGGTGGAGAATCGTGGCAAAGAAAGAAACTAAAACTATCAAAATATCGATTGAAGCATACACGAGATTAAAACATTGGAAGAATATTGATGAATCTAATCCTCAAGCAATGCATAGGTTGCTTGAAGAATATAAATCATATGTTCATATTGAGAGTCAGGAATATGTTGTTGATTATAAAGACACATCACTTCATTTTAAAGTTGTGGGTGATGAATTAAAATATTATCATGTTTCCGAGGATAACTGGTGGAGTTCTATTGATGCATGGGTTGATGTAGCAAATGGTTTCCATTATGTGGAAATCATTGATTTTTTCAAGAATTTCTTGTTGAAGGAATCTGCAATGATTTTACTTAAGGACATGGGTGATGAATTAGTTTATGGAGATTATATTATCAGGAAATTATAGTAAATATTATATATTATAGCTGATATAATAAATACTATGATTATTTTTTGAGTGTTTTAGTGAAACACTACTAAAAAAATCATAGTGTTCAAGAATACTTTTCAAATGGGGTCTTGGACAATATAAATGTTTAGTGGATACAAATTATATCTGTGATAAATATGGTTTTCGAACAATTCGTACAAGAACGAAACTTATCAAAAGAAACAAGGCGGAGATATAAAACAATATTAAAAAAATATGCCTTGTTCAATGATATGAGTTTGGAAGAATTGTTAGATGAAGCAGACAAAGAAGAAATCAAAGGAGTAAGATGGAAAAATAGAAAACTCAAAACAAGACTAATTGAATTTAGAAAATATTTGTATAATTCATTAAGGTCATCAACTGCAAAAATGTATTTTATAAGTGTAGTATCATTTTACAGGCATTTTGAGATAGAAATCCATAAATTACCTTCAACAAGTAATGTGAATGTTCATTCACCTGAACCAGTAGAGTTTTCAGATATTCCCACAAAAGAATTACTTCAAAAAGTGATAAACGAATCAAAAAACAATACATTCAGAACAGTAATATATTTCATGTCAAGTACAGGATTAGCAATGATTGATACATTAAATTTAACTGTTAAAGATTTCCTTACTGCATGCAATGTTGAGAGTATTGATGAATTAGATAACTTATCAGAATATGTTTCCACATTCAAATTAAAACGGAGGAAAACTGGAAAATATTTCTATACATTTGCAACACCTGAAACAACAAAACAAATAATAAATTATATCCATTCAAAACCAAATGTGAACGTGGGTGATAAATTATTTGATATAAGTGCAGATTACTTATACCAACTGTTTCGAAAAACAAATGATAGATTAGGTAAAGGTAGAAAAAATAATCAGAGTTTGTTCAGAAGCCATATGTTAAGGAAGTATCATGCAACAACATTACTCAATTCTGGTTTGACTCTTGAACAAATAGATGCTTTACAAGGTAGGAGTAAGGAAATTACTCACCAATCATATTTTCTTGATGATCCCAAAGTTTTGAAAGAAATTTATATGGAGCATATGGATAAATTAACCATATTTGGAGATAGTGAAGAAATACAGGAATTAAAGGAGAAAAATCGAGAATACGAGGAGAAATTTGTGGAACAAGAAGAATTAATTAAGGAAATTGTTGAAGCACAGGAAAAATTAGAGAAACTATTGGAACTCTGATTCAAATAATTATTGTTAAGTTATGTTAGGCAACCACTCCGTAACATGACTATAATTATATGAACTTCGAGTTCCAAGATTTCATTGAGACAAACAAAATAAATGGAAGATATTTTTTAAAAAAAAAGTATCTTTTACATAATATTTTGTGTAAAATCACTCACCCGCATCAGATTTAAGATTGGGTTGAGCATATTTTATTTTGTTGTTTTCATGTATTTATAGTTTTTTCTAATTTTTGTGTGTTTCACAACACACAACCAAAAGATTTATATACTATAAAGAACATAGTAATATACAAGAACAGAAAAGTAAAGGGAAAAACAACCACAAAAAAATTTCCCAAAACAGAAAACTGTTCCTAAAAAAAGGAGGCAAACAAATGGAAGAAATAACCTATAAAGGAGAACATGGAATCTTCATGACTCATGAAGAACGAAATGACTTGTTCTCATTAATAAAAAAACAATCCGACTTAGCAAAACAAGCAATGCAAAAATCTGAAGAAACAATCAGAGAGTGTAAAAATGAGTTGGCTAAATGAGATCGACAATTGCATCAAAACATCAGATGCAAAAATCGAATTTCAAAAAAATGTTGTAGAAAAACAAGAATCCAACATTCAAAGAAAAAAAACCTGCCAACCAAGAATAAAACAAGCAAAAGCAGTAAAACAATTAATCAGAAATATTGATTACAAAAGAAAAACAGCACTTGTCGAATCTAAGGCAGGGAAGGTTTACCCAGTAATATTAAGTGACCAAGCATTAGCCAAAAATGTCACAGAAACAGATCTGGCAATTGTTAAAAAAGTCAATGGTTACTGGATAATGATAGATGTTGAAAAACCAATGAAAATGGATTCATCAACAGCAGAATTATTTGATGAGGGATATGAATGGTGTCAATATTAATTAAACTAAGTAACTGGATTGATATTCATAGGAAACGAAAACTGAAAACAAAACAACCAATAAAAATAAGAATAAATAATTGGGTTATGAGGAACTTTGGATTCCTATTATTATTAATAGTCTTCCTAATGCTCATATTATTCATGATTTTCAGTTTCCAAATAGTAGGAGCATCATTAGAATCAGGCAACTATTATAACCATTTAGGTGATGTAATATGATGAGAAGAATGGTTAAAAGACACTTCCCATTAGCTACACCTATTGAAATTAAAAAAATAATTTCATTAAGTGAAGCAACAAATCCTAAAAGATTAGATGAATGGTTAAATGATTATATCTACATTACAATAGAAGAATGCTATGATAGATATGATGACTTATTAACAACCACATATGATGATTGGGTGGATAATTTCCAACCATATCAAGTAATAGAGCAATTGGCAGAAGAACAAAAATTACCACTTATTTATTTAAGTGAAAATGCATTTTTATTAAATGTAAAAACATGAAAAAGAGGAGTTAAAAAAATGGGAAAAAATTCATTAATGGACCATATAATAATGTCTGAACTGATGAAAACAGAAATGGCTATGGCGTCATTTTCAAAAGAACACATAATCGAAACATTAGAACATATTATTGAAACAATCAAAAAAATTGATGAAGAAGATAGTCTCGCACTTGCAAGTGCAGGTCAATCAATGAGCAGTACTGGAAATATGATAGCAATAGCTGGTGTTAAAAAATACAGGAACAAAATAATCAGAGAAAGGAGTTAAAATAATGAATACTAATAATATTGAAAATAATATAGATGAATTCATATCTATGAATAATTTATTAAATTTAATGATGGCAGAACAGAACTTTAATAAAAAAGACATAATTGAAACATTAGAAAATATGGCACAAACCATAAATGACATAGAAGATAATGATTATGCTACATTAGGCATTGCAGGAACAGCAATGATTGATATTGGTCAATTATTAGCAACAGTAGCAATAAAAAAAATTAGTGGGGACAAACAATGAGTGAAAGAGCATTATTAAATACACTAAATTCAGCAATAGTTGAAGCACATACAGAATACATTAATGCAAAAAAAGAATATTTAACTGCAAAAAATAATCTTGCAGAAGCAGAGGCACAAATAAGTTTAACAGATAAAGAAACATGGAAAGACATAGGCATCACAAACCAAGCAGGAAGAGATGCATACATTAGACAACAAACAAAACAACTACATGATAAACTTAATCAGGCAAGACTTGCATTAGATTACTGTGAAGTGCAAGCACAGTATCAGGAAAATAAACTAAAAATATATCTTGTAACAACAGAGGAATAAAATGACAAAATATGTTGGAACAGCATTCAGTATGCAAATGATTCAGGGTGGAGTAGGTTTGCTTGAATATTGCCAAATATCTGAAGAAACATTCAGAAAACTCGTTCAAGGAGCAGTATCCTTTGTAGGACACAAGGACATGGCAGAACACCTTGGAGTACCAGTGAATCGTGGAAACCTTATACTTGAAGATGGAGATGTACTATATCTTGCCCAGAAATGTAATGGGAGAAATGGTTCAAATGCTCCACCTGAAGATGTGGAAATCAAATATTATCAAATATTTAATGTAGGTGATAAATTATGAGTAGGAAACAAAAAGTAACTGAACCTATGATAATACAAAATGAACATGGTAATGTTTTAGCAGAGTATTCTCCAGAATTATTATCCACAATAAAGAATACTGTGGCTAAAGGAGCAACTAATGAAGAATTATATATGTTTCTTCAAATAGCATCAATGTATGACCTCAATCCTTTCTTGAAAGAGATATGGTTTACAAAAATGAAAGATGAGGTTGCAATCATGACCAGTCGTGATGGTTATGCTAAAATTGCTAAAAGAGATCCCGAATTCAAGAAATGCCAATCCATGGCTGTGTTTGAAAATGATGTTTTCAAAACCAAACTTGAAATGGGTGAAGTGGTTGGTATAACTCATGAATTTGGTCAGAATGACCGAGGCAAACTTGTAGGTGCATATGCAATATTAATAACCTACAGTGGTGGAAAATTATATTCCTATGTTGATTATAGAGAATATGATAAGAGAAATTACATCTGGAAGAACTATCCTACGGCAATGTTGAGGAAAGTAGCTGAAAATGATGTATATAAAAGATTTGCAAATATCAATGGTATCTCAACCATAGAAGATATGCCTTCTGGATACGCTGATTATGCAATTGAAAATGAAATTATTGAGACAAACAAAATAAATGGAGATGGATTAGAATGAATTATTCTGAAGATTTTGAAATAAGTGATGTGACTAATGAAAGAGATGCAGGTAGTGTATTTGATGAATTCGGTATTGAACCAGAGTTTGTTGAAGAACAGACTGGAGGTATTGAAATACCATTCGATTTCAATGTAACTGAATTGAAAGATGCATATGATGGGGAATATCTTCAAGGTAAACCATATTTGTCTGATGTTATTGAATATGATTATGAAGACAAAGACACAGGTGAGAAAAAGAAAAACACTTACTGTGAATTAGTTCTGATTGATTCTGATGAAAAAGAAGCATATAAAATTAGAATTAATCTAAAATCAGATAAGAATGTACAGGAAAATGTACATAAATCATCTAAACTCTATGCATTAGTTGTAGGATTAATTAACTTAAAAAATAAAGGTGTATTTAAAAATTATAATCATCTTAAAAAAGTTAATTTAGACAATATTAGAAATATTGTGAGCGGGATTGATGATTTAACTGTTAAAGTTAAAGAAGTTCAATCAAACAATTTCTCATATAATACATTTGTAATCGTTGATGATGAATAATGAATTTGAAAGAGGGTGTACCTCTTGATAATGGAACATATGTTAAGGTGAGTCCTGAAGGCTCACAATTTCATTATGTTTTCTTTGAAGGGGGTAAGATGATTTATGAAACAAGGAATCCTGCTCCTTTAAGATTATCTCCACAGTCCTTAACTGGTAGGAAGATAAGATCATGTTTTCCAGAAAATATACAAAAAAATACAGATAAATCTTATCAGCGATTTGATGAGGTTAAACAAGTTCTGCATGAATACATTAAACTTCTTGAATTAGAGGAGCATAAACAATCAGTTCAACAGAAACTGGAGGAAGAAGCAAAAGAGAAATTAGAATGGGAAGATGCATTAAAGAAATATGAAAGTATTGATGACCCATTAATTTGGCTTAGGAGTATGATTGATTGGGTGAGTGCAGGTGAATCAAATAATATTATGATTGCATTTCTTACATATTGTAGTCAGATTATACTTGAACACCCAATATCTCTAATTATGTTAGGGGAAGGTAGTTCAGGTAAAAACCATATTATTGAAATTGCTAAAATGTTATGTCCAGAGGAATATTTTATCAACATGAACCACCCTACACTTGCTTCCATATTCCGTAAGGCTGATGAAGACCCATATTATTTCCACCGTAAAATTGTAAGCATGGGTGATTTGGGTGGTGATAATGATCATGAAGAGGTTGCTGATGCAAAAAATATTTTCAAAGAACTTCAAACTGAAGGAGAATTGAGTCGTCCTGTTTCAAGAAAAGTTGATGGTGATTGGGTTGTTGTAGACTTGTATTTGAAAGGTAAACCATGCCTTAACTATTCAACAGTACCTAATCATAACTTTGATAGTCAAGAGAAGAGTCGTGCAATGTTATTGACTCCACGAACAGATAATCAGAAATCTTTCTTTAAAATGATGACTATGATTGAATTTAAGGGAGGATATAATTATAATATGTATCATGAAATCTTCAATTATTTATCCGAATTTATGCCTTTGGTTGTCAGGGGTTTAGTGGATAAATTTAAGAATACTAATGTCATTAATCCCTATGTCACTTGTATTCAGGATTTTGTTAAAGGTTCAGATTATTTTAAAAGAGATTTTCCAAAATACAATGCGATAATGCAAGTCATTGCTATATTAAATTATTCTAATAAAAAAATACACACTATTGATGGGAAACAATCAATATTTGTGAATATGGGGGATTTATTAATTTTCCTTGAATTGTTTAATTTGTATAATGATGCTATGCAGTCTAATTTGTCTTTGAGAGCCACCCAAATATATCAGGATTTACTGGATAATTTTGATGTGTATGCACTAAATAGTCCCGATAAGGATAATTATAATGAATTTGGTATTACTATTAATGATTATATGCTTCAATCTGAACAGAATCTTTCTAAAAGGAGTCTCCAAACATACTTTAAAGAATTACGAGATAAGAATATTATTAGAGTTGTTGGGGCTTTTTGGAAATCACCAATCTACCAATTGAATAAAAATCATAAAAAGAAAGTTTATGATTTGATGGACTGTCTTGATGATCATATGCAGAACATACTTGCTGATGTATATGGTTATGGTGTATTAGATGATATTTTAATTGAAAGTAATGTTGAGGATATTGATATATTTTCACAACACTCCCTAATTAATCCACCACCATGGCAGGATAATAAATGTGTCGGTGATGTTAATAGTAAATGAATATTTTGATGTATATGATAGACTATAAAAACCTCAAAAAAAACATGAAGCAGAAAAGGATTGACAATCTAAAAACCAACTACTCAATCCAACGAACATGCTTCTACAATGAAGGCAATGGGCATGAACTATGCCCACACAAAACTAATTGTTTACTAAACGAGGAAGTATCAACAATCCTCAACGAAATAGATACTCTCAAAAAAGAATCATATAATTTAAACGAGTTATCTAAAAGAAAAAATTATTATAAAATAAAAAAATTAGAAGAAAAATTGAGACAAACAAAAACAATAGCTGGAGGATATTAAATATGAAATTCAATCTTGTAGAAGGAGAATCTCATAATTCAAAATACCATAGATTTGTAGAATATTATAATTCTAACAAATCATGGAGAGAAATAACAAAAGAATTCACAAAACAAATGTCACAGAAATTATACACTGAAGCAATCGAGAAAAAAGATATTGAGGCAAGATTGTGATTGTAACAAATATTAAAACATTTAAAAGTGTGTTTCGCGGATTATCAAAGATTTGTGATGAAGTCAAATTCAGATTAGATTCTGATGAATTATACTGTTCATTCCTCAATCGTAGCCATACAATTTTCTGTAGAGCATTTATTAAATGTGTTAATATATGTGATGATGAAAAAAACACAACATTCGTCATAGACTTGTATGAGTTTGAAAAGGTGTTAAAGAACATCAAAAATTCAGGTGAATTATCAATTAAATTATCTGATTCATATATTGATATACTATATAAAAACAATAATTCAAAAAAGAATTATCGTTTAGGATTATTAAATAGTGATGGGGCAGAATCCAGAGAACCTCCAACACTAAATTACGATATGTTAAATATACCATTAGAATTCATTAAGGAATCCTTGAATGATATTAAACTTGTTTCAACAGAATCATGTGTATTTACAATAGATGAAAAATGGTTCTTAATATCAATAAAAGAACCAACAATGATGTTAATGGATTACAACAACAGTATAGAATTAGATAATCTGCATGAAAACCAAAAAGCAACATATACTATAAATTTACTTGAATTATTCCTTGAATTTAAAGATATATCATCTGAACTAATGATTGGATTCAAAACAGACTATCCATTAAAATTGGTTATTTCAAATAATGATGCATTAATTGAAGGGGTAGTAGCACCAAGGCTTGAAGAAGATGAAGATGAGTGATAAACATGAAAGTATTATTAATCACAGGTGAAAGCGGAGTGGGTAAAACCACATTCGCAAAACACCTAAAAGAGAATTATAATTATAATATAGTTCACAGTTACACAACAAGACCAAAAAGAGATGAACAAGATAATGACCACATATTCATATCAAAAGATAAGGCTTATGAAATGATGAATAATGAGGAAATTGTAGCACATACACAAATAAATAAAGAACATTACTTCACAACAGTCTTTGATTTTAAATTAGATCGTCCTAATGCATATATTGTTGATGCAAAAGGGGTTAAAGATGTTAAAAAAAATTGTCCAGAATGGGACATTACAGTATTAAAAGTAATAACTAATGAAAATCATGTTTCAAAAGATAGGTTAAAAAGAGACATAGCAATTCCTGAAGATCATGAATGTGATTTGATATTAGAAAGAAAAGTTATCCACAAATATTATCTCACAAAAAAGAATGTCCGAATCCCTAAACCAAATTGGGTTGATGTATTATGAATAGTGAACATATAAAAGATGCATATTTAAAATTAGTTGAACATGTATTGATAAATGGTGACATTATCGATGATGAAAGAGGCAGTACAACAATTGAATGCACAAACCTTCAAATGCATATTAAAAACCCTAATGGAGGAATATTATACAATCCATTAGCAAAAGAAAATATACCAAAAGGTTGTGTGTGGAATGAAGAAAGAATCAGAAAATATAGTGAACAATTAATGAATCCAAAAAACAAGGGATTCATATACACATATGGTGAAAGACTACGAAATAATCAGGGTATAGATCAAATAACTAAATTAATTTCAAGATTAAATAATTGTAAGAATACTCGTAGAGCCACAGCAGTTACATGGAAACCAGAAATTGATTTTGAAGAAGAAGATGTCCCATGCCTAATATTGTTAGATTTCAAAATTCGTGGTGGGAAATTACATGTAACAGGTGTTTGGAGGAGTCATGACATCTTTGGTGCATATTTCGCAAATGTTCATGGAATATGGAATCTTATGAGATATGTAGCTATGGAAACACAAACAAAAGTGGGAAGTTTAACAACACATAGTATATCTGCACACATATACGAGCATGATTTAGAAGCTGCTAAAAAATTAATAGAATTAAATAAAAAAGGAATAAGGTGGTTTTAAATTTATGAATACTACTGATTACATTACTATTTGTCTTTTATTAGTTTTTATAATTATTCTTTTTTGTGCAGGATATTATACTTTGAGTTTAAAAATACAAGTGGCAAATACATTGGGATTACATGGAATAGATTACTGGTGGTTCTTATTACATTAAAAAAAGGAGGTATTTAATATGAATGATTATGAATCAGTTAAAAAATCATTAATAAAAAGATACAATATTAGAGAAGCAGAATTTTCAGATTCAGACAATATTAATGGGTACATATACCATATCGGATTAAAAAAAATAGTATTCCCTCACACATTAATAAAACTATGTGGGAATGATAAATGGGTTGAATTTGTGAATTTAATAACAAAATATGATACAATGGAAAATTCGGAGAATTATGTATTATATATCCAGGATTTGTTATTTGTATTTGATGATTTAGATGCATTAAATGAAAAATTGGGGTTGTAGAATGAACAGATTTAATGAAGAGATTTGGTCTATTCAAAACACAATATCATATTATACAAATATTTTACATAAACGTGAGGATTCATTGACTGAAGAGCAAAGACAATTAATAGTTGAAAAGATTAAGGATTTGCAGACTGAAGTGAATAATAGATTAAACATATCAAAGGATTTATGATGCTCAATGGAATGTGTAAATATGACCAAATGCACTTGTGGGTTGTTAGATCCTAAACAGATAAGATATGAGAGGTTTTTCATTGCATGTAATGACTTGCTGAAAGTAGTTAATGTTTTAAATGAAAATTGTGATGAAGTGGAGTATTTGGAAATATTATATGATAATATTCAAACATGGATTGCTGAAAGTCGAGAAGTATTATCCCAGTATGATTTAGAAGAGGAGGATATTGAAAATGAAAGTTAGAGAGTTAATGGAATATTTAAACAAATTTCCTGGGGATGCGACAGTAATGTGTTTTGAACCAGGAAATGGTGAGTATATGATTAACACAGTCAAACCTGCTGCATCACTTGCGATGATGGATTGTGCTACAACTGGTTTAATTATAAGGAGAGTGTTTTAGAATGTATTTTTATAGAATAGAAGTATATTATCCATTCGGTGAAACAAACTATATAATAATGAGCCATAATGATTGTTTTGATAATCATCAACTGAATATTATTGTTCAGGAAGCATTTGATGAATGTATAGAAAAATATTGTGATAAACAATTATTGGATAAAGGTGAGGAAGCTTGTAGAATAGAGGTTGAAACCATTTTTGAGAAACATCTTCCATCACAATTAAAAAATCATGGATTTAAGAATATTAAAATCAATGAAACCTGTTCCATCATAGGTGGAGAGTTATTTGTTGGTAATATAGTAATTAATTCTGTATTAAAGGATAGATATAAAGATATGCTGATTCCTCCTTGTAAAAAATGTATGAGAGAAACATATATTGGATATGATGGTAAATGTGTTGTACCGAATACACGAAAAGACACCAGCCTACCTACTACACATGTTGTAAAAACAATACCTATTAATTTAAACGAAGAAAAAACGGAAAAGGATAACGAAGATGATTTCTATATCGATATAATCAAATTTTATTTCAATAATTCAAAAAAATCATTTGAAGATAAAAAAATAGCAACAGATGCTACCACTATTATTTTTGATAATAATAATTTAGATGATTTTTGGACAGAATATGGAACATCAGAAAAAGAAGTGCATGAAGGGGACATTTTATGTGTTTTTGATATGGAATCTGACGAAAAAAAGGCTAAAGACCTACTCATAAATTATGGTTTTATTCTTCAAAAAGGCGAAAATGGTTTCTGGATAACTGGAGTGAAAGAATGAAAGTTAAAGAAATAATTGAAATATTACAAAAACACAACCCTAACCGAGAAATAATATTCTTAAATGATAACAGTATATATACAATCGATCCAGATAACTCAGCTACAATATTTTCACAAAAATACTTAAATAATATAGTTATCATGCATCTTAAAAGATTACAATAAAAAAATGAGGGGATTATAAAATGAATTTTCGCATAATTGAAGGTGACACTACTGATTGGGAATTATACGAATCATTTAAAGATTTGTACTTCAATCATCTTGAATTAACACTACATGACATACAAGATAGATTAAATTTGACATCTTCACAGTTAAACAAATTTAGAAGACATACAATACAGGAAACTGGTAAACAAAGAACACGAACCAATGGGACGAGTATACAGGATACTGATAAGATTACTACTGGTTTGTTTTGGGAGAAGTATCCTGAATTTAAAAGATTATACTTTAATAATGATTATAATAGTTTGAAAATCCGTAAATTGTTAGGATTATCAAGATATGCTTATGACCAGTTGCAACGGAAGGTTACAAAGGAAACTGGTTATATTAAAAGGAATCAGTGGGGAATGGGTAAAAAATGATTATTGAAACAAGTAGTACTGAACGAAACAAGGAGTATGATTGTTTCAAAAAATTATATTTGAAAAGGTTGGATGTGTCTACTAAAGAGATTGAAGAAAGGTTGGATATGGGTAATGGTAAATATACAACTATGGTAAAGCAGGTTAAAGAGGAAACAGGTTATATCCGAAGTAATTGGAATGGAGTAAGATTAATTGTGCATCTTAAAAAAGAATTATAATGGAAAAATAGGAAGTTGGATAAAATGAAAGCTAAAAGATTAATTAAAATATTACGATCAGTGAGTCCTAATGCAGATGTAATGTGCTGTATTTCAACAGATGACCTTGAAGAATTAACAAATATGGCTCCCGCACCTTTTAAGACTCACGAAAACTATGAAATATTTGGTGTTTTAATAGGGAAGGAGGATAAAGATTATTGTAAAGTATTACTAAAAAAGAATCCTTATCAATACAACCCAAAAGGAGTGGGGAATAAATCATCTATTGTTGATGAGGGATATAATATGGATTTTATTAATGAAATGAAATATATCGAACAAGAAAAGTCCATTCCAATAACTTGCCAGCAATTAGAAGAAGAACATGAAAAAAATAAAAAACTTGAAGAAAACTATTACAAGATTTCAGCAGACTTAATGCAAAAATTACGTGCAATTAATAGAACACTAAATGATTTACATGAAGAAATAGATAAAAAGTACACTACATTAGAGAACAGTAATGAAGAATTAGCTATTGCTTGTGCAGATGCACAATTACAGTTAATTAAAGAAATAATTGATAAAGTGGAGAAAATATGACTGGAGGATTAATAAATATTAATAATGATTGTAATCAGTGTATGAAGTGTGTGGAAGTCTGCCAAAGTGGAATATTAGCAGAAGTTTTCACAAACATAGTTAAAATCACACTAAACGGTAAGTACTTCTACTTCGGAAAATATGTTCAGGGATGCACTTATTGTGAATCCTGTAGGGACATCTGCGAACAAAAAGCCATATGGATTATACATCCAGGACGGGAGGAACTACAATGAGAATAAAATGTAAGAAAAGAGCAGATGGTTGGATACCAGTTAAAGGAAATGAAGAAGAAATAATTGATTTTTTATGGGGACAGCAAAGAGAATATTTTAATAATCACGATGGTTACTTCGTTAAATTAAATGATGATGGAAGTATAGCTGTATCTGATGGGCAACCTTCTTTCGGAGAGTATATCGCAGTACCATTTTCTATAGCTAGCCAAGATATGATAAAGATACTTCAAGCTCAAAATTTTGTAAGTTTGGCTATGGAAAGCGATGGGACAATAGACACATTATTAAAAAATTGGAGGGTAAAAACTACAACTAAAACCTTTGCAGTAACCCAGAATGATATTCTTATCTTTAATATGGATTGGAAAATTGTGGATTGTTTAAGGAACGAACAAAATCAATTGTATAGGGATATTTTAGAAGCTAATGATTACATTGTGGAACGAGATGATTAGACGATACAATAAAAGAGAAGATAAAATGAAAACCGTACATTTAAACATACATGATGACCTGCATCAGTACCTCTTAAAAGTTAAAGAGGAAGCAGGTAAAACAGATTACAATATCACCATATCTGATATTATTCGTGCAAGTATGGTATACTTCCTCACAGACCTGGATCTTTATACAAGTTCGGATAAAGATGCATTACTGTTAATACAAGCACAAAACAGTTTATACAATGAACATATGTATAATGAGTTAAATCGTTTACCATTCAAATAAAAATGAGGACATAAATATATTAAAAGAGAAGATAAAATGATATTCGGCGATTTAAATTTAGGAATTGATGAATTCTTTGTAGGGATGACTGGACATATTAACCCTGCGGCAGTTTTTATGATACAATATGATAGGAAGAAAGGTAATACTCGGGAAATACTTGATTTTATTAATAAAGAGTATGTCGAAGAGTATTCTTATGATGTGTTACTACCACATTATGAAAGGACATATAATAAGGGACATGTTTCAGGTTTGAATATACTTTTCACTGAGGAGTTTATTAATAATCCTGATGTAAAATTATGTTTTAATGAGACTGAACCTTTTACATTAAAACATAATGATTATTTGATGTTTGTGATTTCTGAGGATAATAAGTTATATGTTAGTACTGTTATGGAAAGTGAAGCAGAATTTATGTTTAATAATTGGATTGTGGAAGAATTATGCTCATTCTTGAAAGACTAAAAGAGAGGAGTGAGTCATAATATTAGTAAGTTTCTTAAGGAGTAAGTGTTTTTTATGGTAATAATTTGTAAAAAAAAATCAAGTGAATATAAACCGATCAGAGGGAATGAGTTGGAAATTATCGCAAAATTAATGGAAAGTAAATATTATGATGAATCAGAAGTCACTTTTAAAAATGATGATGTATATTTCACAATAACAAACGAATATGGTGAAGAAGAAAATTTTAAAAACTTTAAAGACGCCTATTTTAGGATTGAGGAAAATGGGGAAGTAATTTTTAAGTATAATAATCCAGACTCATTAGAATATATTGCAGTAATATTCGACATATGTAAAATTGATTCAGTATATGCTCATTGGTTGCTTTTAACCCCAAATATCAAATCAATACGAAGACTTCAAACAATCCCTATAACATGGGAATTACAACTACATAATTCATACTTTGCAAACAACCAAGTCCTTACAATGTCCTCTGGTGACATATTAATATTTAATAGGAAATCAAGAAAAATCCATACAGTATTAGAAAGAATAGATGAAGATGTAGAAGAAACTTTGCGAAAAAACGATTATATAATTATTGAAAAGGAGTAGAAAATTATGGCAATTGTAGGAAACAAATACTGGGAAGAAAATGGTGACACAATAATAGAACCATTCGAACCTGATCATATACAACCTAATGGAATAGATTTAAGATTAGCAAATAAATTAATAGATTACAATAACCTTGGAAAGATAGATTCCAAAAACAAGATACCTCACGGGAAAACATTAACTTGTCAAAAGAATAGTGGTTTTGTACTTAAACCACATAGTTTCTATCTCGGAACTACATATGAAGAAATATCTATACCTCCAAGTTATATTGGGAAAGTTGAAGGTCGTTCAAGTGTTGGTAGATTGGGAGTTACTGTTCATGTAACTGCTGGATTTATTGATACTGGTTTTAAAGGTCATGTGACTTTGGAACTTGCAAATTTATCAAATAATGAAGTTGTAGTTTATCCTATGCAAAGGGTTTGCCAATTAGTATTTGAAAACTGTATTTGTACAGATAAACTATATAATGGGAAGTATCAAGACCAAATCATGCCTCAACCGAGTTTAATAAATTTTGATAAGGATTAATTACTTTAATATCCTTTTTTCTTTTTTTCTTTTACTAATCTCCTGAAAAAAATTATTTTAGGAGTTGAATGTAAATATGTCTAAAATTAAGAATGTAGTGATTGATTATCGTGAAGGAAGTCGTGTTTCCTCTGCTAAAAGCTTTTTCGAGGATTACAATGTAATCACTACAACTTTGCAACATGGTGATTTCTTATTTCAAAATGATACTGATAATATGAATGTATTATTTGAGTATAAGACTGGTAATGATTTTTTAACAAGTATTAATAATAAACATATATTTAATCAGACAGTTAGAGCTTGTCAGAATTATAAATATCAGTTTATTATTGTGCAGGTTCATGACATGAAATCATTGATTGATAGATTTTTTTATCAATCTGGTGTTGATATGAGTATAGAGCAGGTTAATGGTGCAGTTGCTTCATTAAATACTATTTCTACAGTATTATTTGCTGATACATTATATGATTCTTTTGATTTAATGTATCGTCAAGCAACAAAGGTTTTTGAGGATAAGCCATTGACTTATAAGTTTCAGAAGAAGAGTATGAATCCAGCATTGAATTTTTTGCATGGGATTCATGGTATTGATAAGCAGGTGGAAGTGATTGTTGATAAATTTAACTTGTATTCATTATATGATTTATTTAATTTAACAGAAAATGACTTAAAAACAGTACCTAATATAGGTGAAGCTAAAGCAAAAAACATATATAAAGCAATACATGGAGAATAATTAAATGAAGCATAAAGAAAATCGCATACAATACTTAATAGATAAATATGGTGAAACCAAAATTGCACCCTACGAATGCTTATCAAAAGACTCACGAGCAAAAATAAACCAACAATACTACAAAAACAACATACAAAAAAATAGAGTACAACAAATACTAAATGAAACAAATACTACAAAACAGATAGAAACAGAAGTACACGAATTAATACAAAAAACAGAATTAAAACAATTATGTCCAAAATGTAAAGAAGAACAAATCATATCCACAATAATACTATTCATAATAAGAACATACAACAACAACTTCATAGAAGAAAGAACAAGAATCTGGAAAAAATACAAACTAAACTGGAAAATATACAGTAGAATAATCGCAAACCTATTAAAAAATATGCGAAAGAACCAACCAATCAAAAAACAAGTTTGAAAAAAATAAAAGGGTAGTTAATAAGGTAGAGAATTGGAAACCACCCTACCTTACAATACATATATTTCTACAACAATATATTTAAAGGGTTGAGTTAATAGCCTCTTCAGATAACCATTCCCTTGAACTATTACCTATAGTCTCAACATTGTCCACTAATACACAATCCTTCAAACCACTACCTAAACTACGGATCTCCAAAACATCACATTTAATTTCAAGTAAATTCACAGTATTCTTCCAAGCCAAATCATTAGAATAATCTGTAGAACTCATAATATTTAACTTATTAGCATCACTACGATTCATGATTATAAATTCGGATTCGGTCATAAATACTACTTTAGAATCACCGAGTTCTTTCAACCAATTTAATGTGCCTTGGTCATAATCCATATAGGAAGAATCACTATCTTTCAAAAATGATGTCATGGATTGGGGTTGGCTATTATATATTTCATAGGTTTCCCCAACTGATATTGGTTCATTATTATTGTCTGCGAAAAGTAGGAAATAACTACATACACAGCCAATAATTGCTACAAGAACAATCAATAAAATTATTATTTTATCTTTTTTATCCATTGTTTTTACACCTCTGGATAATAGATTGGTATAAAGTAGATTATATTTTTTATCATTGCACAAAGTTTTCATAAACTATTTCTTGTGAATCAACCAAATCAAATTTGTTCCTTAAAGAGTTAATCACTAATTGCAAATCCATAACTTCTTCTATCAAACCATATTCTTCATACAATTTATTACATTCTTGTTGTAAATTATCTAATGTTTCTTTTAAACTTTCTTTTGCTTCTGTCATAATTCTCACCCTTTTGTTAAGATTGCAACACTCGGTTGGCTAATTCCTCTCATATAAGATAATTGATTTGACTTACTACGAGTTTCTATATACCCACAATATGCAGGTTTATTACACCTGTTACCTAAACTGTTTAAAACAGTCACATTATTACCATTCACTGATTTAAGAACTTCATAATGCCCCCATTTATTATAGTATAATATGTGACAAAATACAGCCCCATTTGATGCATACTGGTTTAATTTATTCCATCTTGCTGAATCAGAACTTCCTAAATCATTGAAGTTTTTCCAAGTAATTTTAATGTTCTGTCCATATTTGCGATTAAACCAAGCTACAGCTGTATTAATACCTTGATGACCTGTACCTGAAGTTGTTGTTCCAGCTACACTTGCTATTGTAGATTCTGATATATGAATGCCAGTTAAACGATAGAATGCTTGTTGTAGACTATTACAAGCACAATAATATGGTGTGCATTGTCCCATACCTGCACATCCTTTATTTGTTAAATAATTATGTAATTTATTATTGTTTGTAGTATTTTGTACTGATGTATTGCCAGTTAAATATACTATTGCGGGACTCACACCATTTTTAACTTCATATGCTGATACTCTGCGACACATATCTACATAAGTATCTTTCATATACTTCTTACCATTTTTATCAATCACATAATTTGGTAAAAAGCTTAAATCTTTGTTATCATGTATGGCACATTCTACAAATTCAGTTATAAGACTGTCAGATTGGTAATTAGTACCTCTTTCTTTAATCACTCGAATTATTGTACCGTAATCTGCACTACGGTTCATATATCCATATATATTTCTTGTATTGAATTTTTTATTATTATTAACAAGCCAGTAAGCAATTCTATTACAAATATTACTATAATTTGTATAGTTTGTAGATTCTCTATCCATTTTTATCACTTCCTTTTAATAGGCATTTGTTGTTGCGGTAGTAGCAACATTTTTCTACTTCTTCGTTTTTATCATGTTTACATTCATGGTCGCATTTTAAATTATTCATGGTTTTTTCTCTCTTTTTTTATTTTTTTTCGTAGGTTTATTATTCAAACATACTGCAAGTTGAGGATTGTATTAAATATGGTTTTAAAGATTCTGATACTTGGGTTAATCCAACTGGACATTCTTCGACTAATAATGTGGTTGATGGGGTCTTTACAAGCACCAGTAACAGTAGTAAAGGAGATAGTATACTTCAATTAGACCTTACTGGAGATTTCATAATCACATATGATGCACAATGGCAAAAATCAACAAGATGTGGAATCGGAGCAAAAGACACTACTCGTACATACCATTTCGATAGTGGAACAGACACTAACTTCAAAACTCAAAAATACATCTACTGGGACGGCACTAAAGAAACAGAAACCCACTATTCTGAATCTACTCAAACTACTTACTGCCCATGTAAAATTATTAAAAGTGATGGACATTTAAAAGGATATATGAATGATAAATTAGTCTGTGATTTGTCATATCCTTGGATAAGTCAGTGTACGGTTTGGAATTTCCATACAACAATTTGGAATCCATCAACTATTAAAATCAAGAACTTGAAGATTAAACCTTATTCAGAATAATGTTTGATTTTAAGGTTTTTAACCTTCTGAATCCTGTTTCTGTTTGTGTAAAAACAGAAATACTGGGTATCACAAGTTTTACCTTGATGTTTGTTTAATATTAATTCACCATTTTGGTACAATTTGACATTATTGGGTTCTACAATGAACTTCAAGTGGTCATTAGGGTTAATATCTCGTGTTATGTTTGCTTCAGTTTTACTTGAGCTTGTGCTTGAAGGATATGTACTGATTATGAATTTGTTTGTTCCACTATCCCAATGACTCCCATACCAAAAAGTATCTCCAGAATATTTGGCATCAGGGTATAGTTCTAAACCCATTTTTTGGTTTCCTCCTCCATCTACCCAGTCAAATTCGATAGTGTATGGTGGAGTGAAGTATTTGCTTGGTAATCTATATTGTTGTTCGGAATTACTGTTTGTACTAAATTTAGTACCCTCTGAATCAATATTTACAATAATGTCACTTGTTCTAACCCATCTGTCGGATTCACTGGTCATAGTATCATAAACTAAACAATCTTCAAGGTTTAGTATATTTGAATAATAAACATTCGTTCCAGATAAGTATTTGACTTTCACATTTACATCACCAGCACCATTACAATTATAATTAAATACTGCATTACCAGTATTATCAGTAGTAACACTATCCGCAACCTCTGCATCATTCAATAATACAGTTAAAGCAGTATTCTTAAGATTAGATGATAAGGTGATTGGTAAATCATCAC